TTAAATTAAATGGTCTTTTATGATGGTAATATGTTTTTGACAGTTTCTGACGTACACGGCCATGCACGCAAAGACGATGACGACAAAGGCCAGCATGACGATGAAACGACTGGTGATTTTGGCATTGGTCATGTCGCTGTGCGACTCCATCTTCTTGCTAAACGTGTCGTGTGACTCTGTGAACATGCGCTGACCCTGTCTGACGCGACTTTCCATGCGAAAGCTGTCGTGCGACAAATCCATGACTGTCTTCTCCAGCTCGGCGACACGCCGTTCCAATTGCTTGAGTGTGTCTACATTGACGCCTTGTTTTCTGTAGAGGCGCGGTTCGGTGTATTTCACGGCCACGATGTCCTGTTGCAGGCCAGAATGCGAACTGGCGCGTAGCTTCAAGTGTGTACGATTCACGTGTTGGCGCAGTTCCATGCGAAAGCAATTTCGAAATTGTGACGCTTTGTGGCCGGCATAATCGACGATGACAAAGGTCGTGTCGAGGTCAACCAGAGGTTCGAGCGAGACGCGCAGCCACATGGGCTTGCTTTTTGTGTGTGCAAAGACTCCCATGCATTTGTTTTGCTCGGACGTGATGCGATTGTTGTGAATGTCCACGTCGAATATTTTTTCGTTGGAATCCGTGTCGTAAAAGGCGATGCCGAGGATGGAATCCTTTCGGCTTGTGCGGCGCGCCGCGTAGGTTCGGTCAAACTGAATAAACGTCACGTTGGGAACTGCAAACGGTTGTTGCGACCAATCGCACCGGCTCTCGACGATGCCTGCCTTGGAGGGCGTCATGCGAATGCGGTCGGGCAGCACGGCGGCTGGCGACTCGCAACGTATGCCGTCAAAGGCGGCCTGTGTAGCCACGAAAGACAAGAGTACACATATACATCGAAACAACATTTGTAGTAAAAACACACTGTCATTTATATCCATTACTGTAAATCCTACATGACCACACAGCTTTCTTTCGACGACTTGACAGAGGTGAGATTGAGGGCATGTGTCTGGCCATCGAGCCGTGTCGACACGTTAAACTCTGTTGTGTTGGCACTCGGTACGGTGCCCGTGATATGCGCGTGCAGCACATTTTGTTCTGTCCTGGGGATGCTCCCGCCCTCGTACGTCTTCTCTGTGAGTAGTAAACACGCGGAGGGGTTGTTTCGCGAGACGCGAATGGCGCGTACTTCGAGCGGTTGCCTGTCCTCTTCTTCTTCTCCGGTGTAATGTATGGTCCCTCCTTGGACAACTTGCCAGTGGTCGTGTGTCTTGATGGCCGACATTTTTTTTGTGTATGTGCGTCGCTTATATAGTTCTAGACCTTGTTTGGCGCCGATGGTCGAGAAGTGATTGTGGGGGTTTGGCCCAACGGCGCGCCCAGAGTCGAGACCACCATGGCCAGCACACAAAGGTATGGTAGCCGCTATCCGATTCGCGGCAACTCTGCCGCGCACAGTGCTCCGAATTTGCAAAATAATCGCGATGAATGCCACACCACATGCACCTCATATTATGGTAAAGGTCTGGCGTGTTTAAATACTGGCACCTGCATTATACAGGACACGCCGGCGACGTTTGGGCGCCGGGTGATTGTAGCGATAAAAGCTCATGCCTGTGCGTGTCGTCTCGGGGCCTTTGGGCGTCCACTCGTACGCCGTAAAATCGGACGGCGGGCCTTGAAACATTTTAATGCGAAATCCCTTTTCCGACGTGTGAATGCACTTGTCAAACTCGCCCTGCGTCGGTTCAGGGCCTTTAATCTCGATAAACGTCGACGACTCGGGCAGCCAAAAGTCCGGCGTGTACTCTTGCTCGCGCGACAGGCGAATCGTCGCCGGCTCGTACACGGCACGAATGCCCGCGTCCGAAAAGGCCTTTTCCCACTGTTGCTCGAGACGCGAACGCATCCCACCGTGGTCATCCGTGCGAAACAGCTCGATGTCGCCATCGTCGACGTACTCGAGCTGAAACACGCGCCTCGATTTGCCTCCCGTGCAACGATAGCGGCCCCAGTAGTAGGTGTCCGGACCGCACCCGAAGGACAGTACGTGTATAGGGTCTCCTTTGTATACGAGCGCGTTGTCGCGGCGCGTGCGTGGATTGACAGACACGACGGCGTTCTGTACCCCCACTGTGTTGTGCCAGGTGCGATTGTTAGTGTTGAATTTAATCGAAAAGGCGGCACCCTCGCGAACGTCGATGCATTTCTTCGAGGCGTGCAGGTGTTGTTTGGCGGCGTGTGGTAGAGTAATAGGGCGTTGCATAGTTTTTGGTTGTATGTACACAATATACTTTTTAGAAAGAATATGCGCATCATTTATGTTTATTTTGTAAGACAATTTGTGGTGAGATGCCCATGGCCATGAGTTCCTGGCACAAAAGTTTGCCGGCGTACGGCATGGGTACATTAAACACGTCTTTGGAGTGGCATTTGTGGCAAAAGTCTTCGCCGCCCGGGCCTTTGACGACAGTACCAATCATGCCGCAGTGCTCACACAGTGGTGCGTCGTACGCGTCGGACGAAACCATCATGCGCTCGTGCAACACCGCGCTGGCGCCGTGGCTAACGCCACAATCGCGCTCCATCTCTCCCCAGCGCAACCCGCCCCCGTTGGCGCGCCCCTCGGTCGGCTGGCGCGTAAGTCCGACGATTTTACCCTTGGCACGCGCGTGCATTTTGTCGTCCACCATGTGTTTAAGTCTTTGATAGTACGTGGGGCCAATGAAGACTCTTCCTTTGAGGCGTTTGCCGGTATAGGGATGGTACATGACCTCTTTACCGTCCTCGGAGAACCCGGCGCGCTTCAACATGCTGCTGATTTCTTCCACCGGCTTGTGCGAAAATGCCGTGGCGTCCATCCGCTGTCCCGTCAATGCCGCAACTTTCGACGCCAGACACTCCATCACGTGGCCAATCGTCATGCGAGACGGAATTGCGTGAGGATTTACAATAATATCCGGGACGATGCCCTCTGCAGTGAACGGGAGGTCTTCTTGGTTGTAAAGCATGCCAATCGTGCCCTTTTGACCGTGTCGCGATGAAAATTTGTCACCGATTTTGGGAATGCGCGTCTCTCGAATGCGCGTTTTGACGGTTTGGCCACCGGAGGCGTTCTGAAACATGATGGTCGAGTCGGCGACGCCTTTGGCCTTTTTGTTTTTGACGAGCGTGGGTATTTTCTGTCCGGCCGTCACGCTGCAAAAGACGGCATCGCCTTTGTCGATGATGGTGTTGGGCGCCGGAAGACCGTCGTTGTCCAACTTGTCGGTCGTATTGCCGTACGTCTGCTGTTTTTTAAATTCCTTTTTGGCAGTGTTGCGCGTGGACGAGTTGGACGCCGTGTAGGTTCGATAGGTCGTCGACCGCCCGAATCCGCGGTCGATGGCCGCTTTATTGAAGAGCAGCGAGTCTTCTTGGTTGTATCCGCCAAAGCAGCAAATGGCCACAATGGCGTTGCCTCCTGCGGCCAAGTCGTCACCGCAGAGTGCTTTTGCGACGGACGTTGTCGCGAGCGGTTTTTGAGGGTAATGTAAAATATGGCCGTTCGTATCGAATCGCGCTGCGAAATTGGACGCGTAGACGCCCATGGCTTGCTTGCCCATCGCTGCCTGGTAGGTGTTTCTAGGGGACTGGTTGTGGTCGGGGTAGGGAATCGTCGATGCAAGCGTTCCTAATATCAGCGTAGCTGAAAGCTCGCAATGCGTGTTATCGGGTTGCAATTCGTCCGGTGTGAGTGCAATGATGGCGTGTTCTTGCTCGTAGATGGAGAGATTTTCAATGACGCCCAACGAAAATAAATCGTCCCAACGGAGGCGACCACCGATTAAATCTTTTTTTTGGGCATCTGTGATGGCCAAGCGCCCGTCGCGCACGACATAGACGGGTCTGGAAAGTCGACCTGCGTCAGACCAAATATGTAGATGGTTGTTGTCGACAGCGACGCAGGTGTCTGAGGAGATAGTACGCGAGCGCCGCGCCTCGCGCAGCGCCGAGGCACACTCGTGGAGTTGCTGTGTAAAACCGACGGGAGCCCCGTTGTGAAAGACAATGTGTGCACCAGAGTCGCACAAAAACGGCTTTAAACGCTCGTGAATAGGCGCCTGCTCGCACTTGGTCGTAATGTACGCGGACAGTGCCAATTGTTTGACAAGGCCACAAGGGCCACCTTCGGGCGTTTCACTGGGACATAGATAACCCCACTGGTTACCGTACAAGAGACGCGGTGCAATAATTTTTTGCGTGCTGTCAATGCCGGTGTCGACGCGTCGAAGCTGCGAAATGCACGAAATGTACGTGTTGCGGTTAAGCATCTGGGACACGCCGACACGCCCCGCGTACGACGACGATTTAATCTTCCAATTTCCGGTGGCAAGGGCATATTTGATGCCGTCCGTGATGTGCTGCGGTTGAATCAAGCGCTCGGGGCGTATGGTTTTGTTTTTGTCGGCGAGAACTTGCGCATCGCGGCGCACGTTGCCGAGCATTTGGAAAAATAGGTGTGAGAACAAGGTGCCGAGCATGGCACCGGCGGTATCGAGACGTTTGGCACGCACGTGGTCGCGGTCGTGGTATTCGTTGTCGTCGGGACCCCTGTCGGCTTTGAGACACCGAATGTATTCGGCCCACTGCAGACACATCTGCAGACACTTCATCGAATAGTCTTGGCCAATGTGGGGGTACACGACTTGATTGAGAAAACGGTCGACGTCCTCCACGTATTCGGCAAGCCACTGCAGCGCCGTCTCCTGCGTCGTCGCCACCGAGGCATCGCCGATGGTCTCAATCACGTCCGTGGGCTCAATGAAACGGTGAAGCATGTCTTCGGTGCCGCCAAGTGCTCGATATAGAATCAAAATGGGTATTTCGGCGTTGACACCCGCAAATGTGGCACGGAAGGGCGTGGAGCCGAATTTGCGCACGGTGATGCGAAATGTACTGTTGCGATGTGTGGTGGGGTTTTGTTCGGAATGAAAGATGCAGTCGTTGGGTCCAAAGCAAAAGATAATGTTGGGCGAGATTCTTTCTTGGACGACCAATGTTTTTTCTCGCCCGTTGACGATAAAGTACCCGCCTGGGTCGTGGGGGCATTCGTTGTGTTCGTAGTTGTCGGCGGTGCGCATGGCGCACAGGCTGGACCGCACCATGACGGGCATGCGCGCCAGGTATATTTTTTGTTTTACTTTGGACGTCGTTTGGCCCGATGTATCTGTGTAGGTATGGTGCACGTCTACGTACATGGGCACCGAGTACATGAAATCGCGCACCCGTGCCTCCATGGGCGTGATTCTGCGAATGTTGTTGTCCTTTTCGATGACCGACGGGATGCCGTAGGTGACGTTTTGAAGCCGAATGGTGTGGGTTCCACCAGAAAAAAGCTGCGGCGTCACCGTAATCGGCCGATGTCCATCGACGACTTCATGCACGATGCGCGACACAAAATCGTCATACGAGTGTAACGCCTGACGTGTCAGCGACACGTCGCGAAACAAACAGTCCACCACAGTCTTCACCATCTTTTACAAGTATACAATACTGACACTTTGTATTAAACATATGATTTTTATATGATAAATAGTTCTATCGGTTCGTGTAGTTGTGTGTGTTCCGACACACCAAAGGGTCCTTGGTTTTTGCGCGTCCACTTGTATATGAGCCAATCGACACAGTGTGACAGCGAGCAGCACATCGACCGCTCCCACTGCAGCCACGTGTGGCCGCCTTTCGGGGTACGTCCGATAAGCACAACACCTCTGACGGCCGACACTTCTATCGTGGGGTCCAACGACGGGTGGTTGGACCAGCGTTCGCGCCCTTTAGGGGCCCATTCGTGGTATAGACACCCGTAGTCTTTTAAAACGACAAAAGCTCCTCGCCGTATGTCGTCCTCGTCAAATATGGTGGAGGTCCGTTGCCGCAGTGTCGCGACGGGGTCCATGCGTGTGGTTCAAGCGGGCGCCTTTATAGCGTACATTCATGAGGATAGGGTTTACCGTCAAACCCGTGGGCACCTACTTGACGAAGAGCGGACAGTCGTCCGGGTATTGGTGTCGGCACCGACTCGTCGCCGTACCAAATGACATAGGCGCCGTACGCATAACCCAGCCAGATGCGGTCAAGATGCTCTTCATAGACTCGCGTCGGCGGCCCGCTGTTGTGACAGGTCCATTCTGCGACGCGCCACTTGTGTGTCTCGTTGTTGTAAAGACGTTCTCCGTCCGCAAGTTGCATGCTGTTTTCCCAGTAACGCACGCCGACCTGGTCAAACCACAGACCTAGCGTGACGTCAAATCCTTCTTTGCGCAACACGCGCGGCGCGGACCACGGGTGTACGTGCACGAGGCCGTCGCAATGCGTGTGCACGCCCGCGTGCGGCCATAATTTCGTGTAGGCTACGTCCCCGGGCACCGTGCACGCGCCCGATTTATGTTCGTACGGTTCGTATTCGACGGGGTCGCGGTCGTGTTCGGCGTGGACGCGTGGGCGGCCGTTGACCCAAATGCTCGCATCCATGTGAATATGGTCACCCACGAGCGGCCGCACGGCTGTTTCCCAGCGCGTGGACAGTGGCCAATCCCAAAAGATGTGTGACGTCGACGGGGTGACTGTGTATCGACGTTCGCGTCCCACGTATCCGATGAGTACACCGTGCGACACGGGAATGTGCCATCGTAAGGCCATGCGTCGGAAAACGTCACGCGTCAACGCGGTGGGTATGGCCCAGTCGTGGCGTCCTATGGGAATAAGAAGACACCATAACGTCGTGGCAAAAAACGCCACGGAGCATGCGCAAACCACCCAGAAGTGATTCATATTTGAGACGGCGGACGGTACTTAAATAGCCTGTGTACTATCCCGAATGGGTTCCAACCTATCACGAACATGGTACATTTACTCTCGAAATGCGGACGATAAGTGGAGTGAAACACCAGTGGCGTCCACACTGGCTCGCGAAGACGATATACACTATCACATAGGCCGCTTCAAACACGTAGTGTTTCAAATGGCGCTGAAACGGCTCGAATCCGTTCAAAAGGTCTACCTGTATCGCGGCTGGCGGATTGCCAAGGCTCACCGCGACAGACATTGTTTGGAGTTGGAATTTTACAACGAAGAGTATGCGAACGCGTGGTGGGATGCCGAAGAGCAGCCCGTGGACACGGGCGGAACGTTCACGCGGGCCTTTTCTCGCCTATGGACATATCGCGACGAGCCGGGTGGTCGTTTCATTCGTTATGATTTTCAGGCGAGGGATTGACAATCTTTTGTAGGTTGATGTCCCGGCGCCAGTACATGTTGGCGACTGGCATTTGCATCATGCTAAAGGGCAGTTCGTCTTCGCAGGCAATTTCAAGGTCCAGTTTAAGCTGCACGGATTGCACAGTGGATGGTCCGTTGGACATGCGTTTTTTGTTGTATGAGCCCAAGTCGCTTTTGACATAAATGGTCAGTTCGTTCGTATTCGAAATGTCGAGAGACCAAATCCCGGATTTCATTTCGGCCCACGAGACCGAGGGGTCCGACCAACGTATCTCGACATGAAATGGTGCGTCAATGTTGAAACGTGCACTTTCTGTCGCCGACGCGGGCAATGTCCACTCCACGTGGCTGTGCGTGGGCCCGTAGGTTACCAATTGCAACCATTCGTGGAACCAAGAACCAATATTGGAGGCGTTTGACTCGATGGCGCCGCGCATATGTGCCGCATCGAGCGGTTGCACGCGCATCGAAGTGGTCGAATCGGTGGGACATAGCTTGACATGAATTTCAAGTCCCGTGCAATTGACAAACGTGAGGCGCGTGTTACAGTTTAGAATAGACATACATTTTCATGGAATAAAGGGATACTTAAATATTAATATTTGGGAAATTAAATCTCGCGAATGGCAAGATAGTTCTTCATGTCCTCTACAGTCACCGTGTCGCGCTTGGCCACCGCGGCCACCATGTTCGCGCCCTTGAACACACGAGTAATCTCGTCTTCGGCGGCTTCCTGGAGCGCGTCAATCGCATCCGCGTTGAAACGCAGACGTTCCGTCGACAAGTCCATGGCAAACTGCTGCACGCAGCGCTTGAACGTGGTCTGGGGCAAAAGGTGAGTCTGCTGCTCCTGAAGCTGAGTTACCTCGCGCTGAAAACGGCGCTCCTTGCGAGTCATCTTGGGCGCAGATGTAGATTTTGTCGATATTTTGGCAGATGCGGGTGTAGTTGAGGCGGCAGACATGTTTGGTATTTTATTTCTACCCTTTATACCGCCATTTCATTGTTTTGTTGGATTATGTACAACATGTTCTCTGAGAGGGTTCCCTAACCGAAATTTCGAGGATTGGAGCAACCGGCTCGTGAGGAAGTTGCATTTTTTGCAACACGTATTGGAGGCACGCCTTCATGTGTCGCTCGAACGACTGGTCTTTGACGGTCGTCACGCCCGTGTAAATGTGCCAATCCCTATCCTTCAATTCACGCAAAACCTCGTCCACATCAACTGGCGTGGCCGTTGCGTGCAAATCTGTCTTATTCCCAAGTATGCAAATCACCATGGGACGAATGTTCAAATCGTCAATATAGGACACCCATTTGTACACGTGTGATTTAGCCCGGTGGCTTCCAATATCGTACACCAAAAATACCACGACACTGTCTCGCAAATAAGACGAGGTCAAACTCTGGAAACGGTCCGTACCCGCCGTATCCCAGAGGCTCATATGAATGCCGTGACCCAGTACATTGCACGTCTGGGTGAAAAAATCAACACCGACCGTGGACTTGACACTCTTGAGCGAAAGCCCCAGATATTTGGTGATGAGAGATGTTTTTCCTACACCATACTCACCCACGACGCTACATTTTACACGGTGTACAGATAACATAAACACAGTTCTATATTCGGTAGTTTATACTCGTTGCTTCCAGGCCTGCCAAGCCGACATGACCGAATCCATGATGGCGTCTTCGCGAACAATAACGCGTGTCCAATATTCACAGTAGCGAAAACTATACAGCTTTGACTGCGCGCTACGTTTCACGCCGAACGACCGCGTCGGACGGCTGCTATCGTAAAACCGCAAGTTATCCATCGGGTGCCCGTCCGCCTTGCCGATAAACCCCACGCAGTGCACGTCCAGAATAATCAAGTCTGGGTCCAGCGACGAATCAATTTGCACCAACTGCTCCACCGTCGGCGCCACGTCCCACGGCTTCGCTCGCTTGTGTGTATCGACGACCTTGTACAGGCGCCTCTCGTCGATGCGCTGAATAATCGCACGCGACCGTGCCGTTTTGGGGTCCTTCGAGTGGCGAATGATGTCCAAAATCGTGTCGTCCAACTCGCAGAAACGGTCGATGCTTTCGATAGAATTTTCCAGGTCCATGCCGGACCATTTCATCGCATCCGCGACCATATAGTGAATCGCCGTCACCGCCGGGTGACGATACACCGTCGTATGCAGGCGGTAACGCGTGTGAAACAAGTTGTAGATGTCATCATACACCTTGTGGTCGTAGCAAATCTCGTCGTCAATGACACGCGCGGCATTTAATATCCGCATCGTATCTGTATCAAACCCACCTTGTGCCAAACCACACGCGCGCGTGTCGCGCTTCACGTATTCCATCTTATCGACATCCAGATGATTGTGATGGTTCGCAACGATGTGGTAAAGGAATCCCGTCTGACCTTGGGACGGTGCAATCAAAGACTGCACGAACGCAATTTCCTCGGGCGAATAGTCGAACGTCGACTCGTTCAGCAGACGTTGCACCAACACCACGGAACGCTGCTCATGCTGCGCCAACGGCGACGTCGAGTCCGACAAAAACGTATCGTCGAACAAATGCGAGAAAGGACCATGGCCCACATCATGCAACAACCCCGCCAACTGAACCAACAGTATCTGGCGGTCCGTAATATTCAACTCGGGCTGCTGAGACTGCAGGCGCGACGCCAGATACCCCGCAAGATACGCAACGGAAATAGAGTGAGAAAAACGGTCGTGAGTGGCGCCCAGCCACACCCAATGGGCCGTCGCCAGCTGCTTGAGCCGGCGCAGGCGCTGAAATAGGGGGGTGTTTACAATGTCAATGATTTCCGCGCGTAACTCATACTCGCGATGTACAGGGTCAAAAATAGTCGTAGGATTTAATCGACGGCGTTTCGACATCTTTTAATACTATAACACGCGCTACATTAAACAAGACTCTTATGGGTCGCATATGACATTTCATGAACGGCACGCTTGTTCATACACCAAACCATGTCTTCGTTTGCGTGGAACACCATAGATTTTGACGACGTGCGAGAACCCATGGAACTGTACGAGCGGGTCATGGCAGCGTACGACGGTCCCACAGATACGACAGTCTCCAATCTCATCGACGACCTCGCCGGCGTCATTGTACACGGACAATGTGTCGCTCACAGGCGTGCGGCCCATTTTATGTATCTGCTGACATTATATAGATGGCTGACCGGCGAAACCCCGGACGATGACTACAGTGGACTCGCACAGCGCATCCGCGACGCTTGGAACCAATTCAGACAGCCGACGTCGTCCGCATCCGTGTCGGTAACCTTTTAAAGCATGTTAAAAATACGTCCCAACACGTCTTGGTTTCCATACACAGACATCAAACGTACGCAACACATCCACGTAACAAACGTCGCCTTTTTTTCTTCTAGCCTGTATTTTGCCGCACCGACCCTCCACTTCCCAACTGTTTTACGCAGTTCACGAGCCGAAACGTCCGTTTTTGACCGTGCCCACGTCTCTTGGGCCTTCCTGACGTCTTGAAACGCCGTGTGGAATCGTTTGGCGACTTTTTCGCTTCGAGCAATGGCCCGGGAGTTTGCGGGGCAGGGGTCGCGCTTGCGTTTCATGGTTGGTTGGAAATGTCTATTTGTGTTAGTGTTTTGTCAGTATATAATATTAAAATGTAGACATGAATCATGGGGTTTCTTTTCAGTAAAAAATGGTCTGGTGGGCATATTGAGGACCATTCAAAAATCATCCTATCTGTCGACGAAATTCATTATGAAACAACTGTTGAAGATGACCTTAACTACGCAAGTGGGGAACACTCTATTATGGTGGTGACTCGTGGAGGCACCAAAATAAGTCTTTACTTTGTGTATAGAAAAAACGGTACCGTGGAAATGTTGTCATGGCCAACAAAAAGCGAGGGGTCTAAAGTATTCAAACTCAGCGGCAGTAGGGCGAAGATTGTTTCCATCGCCGGGACCAATGTATCGTGCAAGTATTTTTTAAAAAAATAATTTTTTTTTTCAGTCAGAGGTCAAAAGTTCTTTCGCCGATAGCTATCGCGGAAAGAAAAGTTCAGCCTTCGCCACAAAAAAAATTCCAGCCAGAGGCCAAAAGTTCTTTCGCGAATAGAGATTTTTTCTTTCGCCGATAGAAAAGTTCAGCCTCGCGAGATTTTTTTCCAGCCAAGAGGTCAAAAGTTCTTTCGCCGATAGCTATCGCGGAAAGAAAAGTTCAACCGTCGCCACAAAAAAAATTCCAGCCAGAGGCCAAAAGTTCTTTCGCGAATAGAGATTTTTTCTTTCGCGAATAGAAAAGTTCAGCCTCGCGAGATTTTTTTTCCAGCCAAGAGGTCAAAAGTTCTTTCGCGAATAGAGATTTTTTCTTTCGCCGATAGAAAAGTTCAGCCCTCGCGAGATTTTTTTTCCAGCCAAGAGGTCAAAAGTTCTTTCGCGAATAGAGATTTTTTCTTTCGCGAATAGAAAAGTTCAGCCATCGCGAGATTTTTTTTCCGCCAGAGGTGGACCACCTGGGACATTTCGGCCGACTCGTCGTAAAAAGTCGGGGTATAAAAGTAGACATGCCCAAACAAAAATATGGTCAAAGCTGCACATGATGCTATCAAACGAGGGCATTCCTCCTATGCACATATGAAATGTAACCACCCGGTGCGCGACGTGCACAACGGAAAACAGTACAAGGTAAAGGCTTGCGAAGATGGAAAAACACGCCTTGTACGTTTCGGAGATGCCCATATGCGCAATAAATCATACATACCCGCCCGCAGAAAGGCATTTCGAGCACGGCACCACTGTGAACAGCACAAAAGTAAACTGACGGCAGGGTACTGGTCGTGCAAGTATTGGTAGAACCTATATAAACGTGTATTTTATTTACATATTATGTCTGAACGTGTGAAACGCGCCGGCTCTGATGCTCCTCCACCTCCTCCATTTTTACACTCGGTACTCGTATGGCTTGAACACAATGTCCGCCGACCGTTGAAAGACACTCCATTTGATAAGTGGATTGCGACACCCGCGAAACAATACTATTTGACGGCACGGCGTCTATCCTAAATTAGAATAGAAATATATATAAGCTTACGTCTTGACACTCACCATGACTGCACCGCGTCTGACGTGGTGCAACACCAAAGTATGGACGTGCCAACAATGCGCCGGCGCGTACCAGGAAGCCGTAAACGGGCGACTGCGGCATCTCTGTTACGCGTGTGGGTCGCGCGTCGTCGCAGAGGCGCCCGAAGCATGGTATTCGCCGTCTAGCCGCGAACACATGGGGCGCTGCTACATTGGTGAGACTGTATATGGCCGTATGGTGTTTTACACCTCGACGGGTGTACGACCCGCCGAGCCGGATGCGCGCTCAGTGGGGAAACTGTGGAAGCATCACGAGCGTGCGAACACAGGGGACAACACGACGGCATTGTACGCGTTTACAGAAGGACAGATGGCGACAAGTCGTATATAAAAGTAATCAAAAAAAAAATAAAATGGGTTCTTACGTAAGTCGACGTCGAACATGGTATGATATAGACGATTGTTGTGGCCGTTCTCCAGCACATTCTCCTTCTTCTTCTCGCTCTCCTTCTCCGGTACGAAGCTACGTCTATTGCGCAAATATGGCGTGCTGCAATAGTGCCAAAGTTGAAAAAATAAGCGACTGGTGTGTCGCGCGCATCGGGGACAAGCGCGAGTTTCGATTTTGCAGCCGTGCTTGTTGGAAAGAGTGGTTAGAAATGCCCGGATATATGGGCTCCTGGCACTCGCCCTTGTCACAGGTCTTATCCACACCGTCGACTGTTGCAAACGATTCACCCGAAGCAAAAGTCCCCGAAGGCAAGGGCGAAATGTCCCTTATTCACATCTAGCGATACGCCCCGCACTTTTTACATTCCCAGTGGCTGCGGTGGTCTCTATCTTCCCAGTCGCGCTCCCATTTGTGCTTGCACGTTTTCTGTATCGCCGTTTCTTTCTTGTCTATGACCCGTTTGAGAGCCCGCAACTGCCTGCTTCGAGCCCAGTAGTGCAGCCGTAGGTGTTTGAGCTCCTTTTTCGGCGCCATATCGTTGTTTTCTGTTCTGTATCTGTGAAATTGCTGCGACAGTCCGTCAGCCAAACAATGTCTTTCAACATCGTGATGCTGCAAAATGTCTACCATGCACCGTTCGAGGCGGACGATGTCGCCCCCGGACGGTGTTTTCATCTGTCGAAACGCATCCACTGTGGCCCAGGCCTCCGATAACGCATCGCGCGGCTTCTTTTCGGGAGTGGGTGCATTGGAATCGGCAGTGTCTGCTTTCCGCTTGGACATTGTGTGTGTGTGTGTAGATACGTATATATAGAAAATTCTATTTGAATTAGGGTTATTTTCTCTTTGTAATTTTAAGTGGCGCACTGACTCTGTGAATCCGCTTAAATTCTTCGAAAAAGCTGAGGGCAATGTCGGGGTCTTGGAGTTCCATGCAATTTTCTATGTTGTTTAGCGCATTTTCTGTCATGTTGAAACTACCATTGACACACCATAGGGGGTTACGCTCGCTATCTAGACCTACTAGAAATTTGTGGTGCATGAGGGACTTGTACCGTCCACGGCCTTCGCCGACGACACGGATGATACCACCTTGGAAACACGGTTTGAGCGCGGCGTAGGCGTTTTGGTTTTTTCGGCGTTTGGTAAGGCGGTCCTTGGTGCAAATGATGCATATGCCCTTTTTCGTGGCCATGGCTTTGAGAATGCGCTTGTTGGACAGCCAAGCGACACACCCGACCACGAAATGCGTGTCTGTGTCTTCGATGCGGCGCACGACTGCGCTTTGGATGCCGCGAGCATTAAAGTGAATTGCAATTTTCTTGCCGCCACGCTGAAAGACGCGTTGGCGCTTCCGCACGTCGTCGTTTGCCTGCTGATTCAAGTCTCTCGAGCGCTTCATTTTGTGTAAAAAACGACGTATATATATGACGCATGGTAAAGTTCAAATGGCCGACCAACCTTACACGGCGCGCGAATTATATATGCTTTGGCGCAACTCGTCAGGAACAAACAAAATCGACGACAATCGTATTTTCAACACGCTTTTGTCTGTGAACAAACCGGCATTTGAGATGGCGGCGCTTCTGTCGTTGGTAGACCCCGTCGAAACCGACCGTTTTTTTGGCCTGGTCGACGCTACGCAAAATTATGACAACGACCTCGACGACTCCGAGTTGGAGTACATGTTGTCACCTCTTGTGATACGTTGCTGCGATGCTGATGATGGCGATATTCAGACCCTCAAGACTCGTTTTCCGTGTGTGGCGGAGCGCATCGGCATAGAAAGCCAGTACGACAAACCAGCAGTCGACTTATGTAGCCTTGCACGGTGTGACGACGTGGACGAAGCCATGTCCGTAAAAAGCATTACCAGCCTCGAGATGCTCGCTCACATTAGCGAGTCGGTCGTCTCTTACGATTGGGTTCGTTTTGCGGCCAATCATTGGTATCTCGAGTCGGACCCCAATGCGACGGATGACAAAAAGGTGCGCGACACAGCAAGAGCCGTGCCGATAGCTTGGGCAGATGTGAATGACCAACTCAACGACCAAGGGCACGTGCATGCCATCTCCAACGACATTGGAAAATTTGTCGAGTTGTTTCAAAATCTACCTGGCGACGATGAGAGAGGCCAACTCCGGATGTTGACATGGCAATTTCGTAAAGACGGTCCGGTTGTATTGGTCTACAGCTCTTTGCAAAGACACACCACACTCGTGCGCCGGCTGCGCTCAATGAGTGAAACGCCGTGCGAACTGATGTGCGTCGCTTGTTCCATTGGGTTGCCGCTCCATGGTGTCTTTACCCCTTGGCAATTCTTAAAACAGTGGGTGTCTGAACACTGGTCTCGTCTCGAAACGACGGAAAGCTTGGTGTTACTGTCTCTTCGCCGTCGTTTTGCACCGCTCCTTCACGAATTAGGCACGGATGTCCATTGGACCCAGCTTTTGGAGCTTTACCGTGGCAAATACAAAATGTTTGAGCAGTACGACTACAGCCTGTTGGACGAACAGTCCTACGACATCGATGCTTATTTTTTCAAGCACGTGTATCAATATCCAAAACCGGGCGAATGGAGTAGTTTGATGGGTCGTGTCTCGCAGCTCATGGGTGTGCAGTTTAATACAGTCCGCACCGCCACTACGCCAGGGGGTGGCGGCGGCGGTCCATCCAAATCTGCTGGCGCAACCAAAAAGAATATTTAAGTGACAAAGTCTGTCCAAATGTCTGCGCTGCAATCCTCTCCGAAATCCTATATTCGAGATACCAGCGTTTGGCGCATCTTGACAGGCGAGGGCACGGTAGACGACCAACTTGAACAGATTCTCGAGGCCGACCTCGATATTTGGGGCGTCCGAGGCAACGGTCGGTCCTACAGTTTCGAGGAAATGTTGGCACACGTGACACACGTGTCACTCGCCCGAGCCTTGTATGGCATCTATATGTCTTGCTGCACGGGCGAACTTCATGCCAATCTCGCGGATATTCCACCCGAGTGGTTTTGCTGTTTGTTTCGCGTGTGCGTGTTTGGCGAACCGGCGTTCACGTTGGCTTGTCGCCGCGAAATGCATGCTATTGTGTCGTGGATGGTTGAAAAATGCCCTCTACCGTTGGTACTTGGATGCCCTCTGCGCGACGGCGACACGGCTTTACATATGGCGATTCGCAGACGTCAATGGGAGTGGGCCAAGTGGTTGGTGACCGCGGAATGTTGCCGCCATTCTAAAAATGAGCGCGGAGAGACACCACTAAGTTTGATGGCGCCCCACGGCAAGTATGTGCATCTGTTACGTGAGCCATCTGTGGAGTGGTTCAATTGCTTGCACGACGCACTGCTCGTATGTACTGACGCCACATGGGCCGACATTTTATTGGACGAGGGTGCGGACCCAAATCAGCCGGAGCTTTATGCCCGTCCTATTGGCGTCTTGGAGACATTGGCCCGCCGTGGCATGGATATGAATTTGTCACCGCTGCCGTCCGGACTCACGCTGGCGCATTGGCGCATTATGTATGTGCACGGGCGCGTGCCTCGTGATTGGTCGCGGGTGTTGCGTGTTTTTGAGAGAGAGGGGTTGGCCGACTGGGTGGGTTTTTTACACCGTTTTTCGAGTGACGAGCCGCTGACGTGGATACCACCCGAGTACAAGTCCTATTTGGAAAAGCGCTGGTGTATTACGCCGGAGACCGAAACATATGTAAAGCGTATTCAAAAAGAAATATAAAAGTCATGTTCTATACCATAAAATGCAACGCTATGTAGAAATGGGCTTCCCCGAGGCCGATGCCCAACAGGCCATCGAGCTATATGGCGACGACTTACACGCGGGCTGTCACTGGCTCATGCTTCGTCAGACCATGGGACACATGCCCAAACGCCTCAAGGCCACGCACGGCACGGACGAATCGACGTATCTGGGCTCTACGGTCAGATACGACGGCGCACAATGGCGCGTCGACGATTTCGACGTTCGGCACGCGCTGATTATGGTGTGCCACTGTTTGACGGGCCAGCGCCGGTGGATTCATATGTCGGATGGCCGCATCGAGTGGGTGGTCATCCGGCACGAGTCTCCGATGGGTGCGGGTCCCAAACCGGCGTGGCATCGCACCATTGGTCAGATTCAGTTTGATTTGGCGGCCATTGAGGAAAAACGCAACGAGTGCACCCTTGCCAACGTGTTACATATGTACAAGCGTTTTAACACGCGGGCGATAAGCATGGATGAGTTTCGAAAGTGGAAAATGTTGGCGGCGCTGACGCGTTCGTTCTGCCACACGCCTACACGTCCAAAGCCCCGTTCGTACCATTCCTCCGACCTTCATCAGTTCCGTATTGAACTGATGACATATTTTCATGCGCTCTGTGACGTGTATAGCGTGTCCAAGGAGGATTTCAACGAGTCGTTGTACAACAATACTACGGAGGCGACCGCGTGTTTATTTCCGGACACCATGCAGGCGAAAATGACGGACCGCATTGAAGTATGGAAGGCGCCCCGTAACTTTTTAGTACACGAATCTAAAAAATGGCATTCGGAGTGCGTGCCGATGGTCATCTTTCGACCGACGGTGCTTGTGGGCGACCCCGCGACCTTATGCGTATGTGACGTCGTGATTCACGATTTGACATTTGTGCGCCCGGAGCATTATGATGCGTCCATGAATGTCGTCCACATGCAGTGTCTGTTTCGTCACATTTTCGCACCAACAATGGCCATTAAATCGGTACAGGGCGTCATGGACGACGCTTTCCTCAAAAACACGTTGCGCTCGTCGCGAAAATCCGTGTCAACGTCGACCGTTCCCTCCCAAGCATTCCGTGGTACACTCTTTAAATATCAGACCAAGTGTTTGAGCTGGCTGATTGGTCGCGAAACAACGGCACAGTCGACGTCTTCCTGGGGTTGGGCGCGCCATGACCAGGAAGGCTTTGTCTTTCACACGTCGTGCTTTGGATTTATGAGCCGTTCAAGTCCCAATGATACCGTGCGAGGTGGGTTACTCGCGCAAAGTGTGGGCATGGGCAAGACGGTCGAAATGCTCGCGCTCATTGCGACTCAACACTTGACGGACCCAACACTTGTCGTCGTACCGACCACGATGTTGTCCATCTGGATGTCCGAAGCGGCCAAATATTGCCCCGGATTGCGCGCCGTCCTCTTTCACGGACCGCGTCGGTCTCAAATCACGATGGACCAGCTGCGCGCCGCCGATATTGTGGTGACGACGTATCGAATTTGTGTCAATGAGACGCAACGCCACGTGCCGACACTTGGAGGTATACGTTGGGGGCGCATTATTCTCGATGAGTCGCACGAGTTGAAATCCCCCATGTCGGCGACGGCGCGTGCCATGTGTCGTTTGTACGCGCCGCTGCGCTGGTGCATTTCGGCCACGCCGTATCCCAAAGGACCTCAAAACATGGCTTCTTTGCTGGCGTTTATGGGCGTGACGCCGTTCGTGGAAATGTGCACGGCGTCAACGATGGACCATTCGTCTACACCGCTGCAGGTGTTGGCGCGGGCCCACGAGAATCAGCAGTTTACGTCGCTCGTACGCCAGTTTCTTTGTGACATCACATTTTGGCAACAAAAGAGGCACGTGCGGCTCGACTTGCCGCCGGTGACACATGTCGAGGACATTGTACCTCTCGAAAATGCCGACGTGTACCAAGCATTGTGCAATTCTATCTTGCAGCGTCTTGCCATGGACGCCATGGAGACGTCGCACCACCGCAAGGCGCGGGCCATGCACTACATGCGGTGGTTACGCCTGGCATCCACACATTATGCACTCAATGCAACGTACGTCTACGGGGCACTGCAGGAAAACAACCGTGCGCACTCGACGACGAAAACGGTGGATGCGTTTATCGAGTCCTTGGGCTCGACCGAATACGACCAATCACTCCGAGAGGTTGTCGATAGCTGGGTGCAAGGAAATGAAACGTGTGCGATATGTCGCGACGTCATGGAACGCCCGACACTGACGCCCTGTCAGCATATGTTTTGCTACGAGTGCATCCAGTCGGCGTACGAACACGACATGCAGCGCCGTTGTCCTTTGTGCCGCAAACCGGCCGAAAACGGCCTGTTGCGCGAGCTCAAGATGAACGGCGAAGCTCCGTCGTCGACCACCGAGCAGCACTGGTCGTCGACCGACAACCTTGGCTATCCTGTATCGATGCCCATGGCACTGCATACAAAAATCGTGTCGGGCGTTTCACCCATGAAGTTTCGCCGACTCGTAGTGTTGATGTCTCGCAGTGACGAGAAATGTGTGGTCTTTACGCAATATAATAGCGTATTGCTGCTGCTGCGTGCGCATTTTGACAAACATTCGATACCGTACGTCTCCATTGAGGGGCGCATGACACCGAGTCGCCGCGCGAAATCTATCGACCGTTTTCAGACCTCGGATGACGTCAGGGTCTTTTTGATGACCACGAAAACGGCATCGGTCGGCATTACGCTGACGGCTGCCTCGCACATCTATTTTCTGGAACCGTGCATGGACGCGCATGTGCGCAAGCAAGCGGTAGGACGCGCGTGGCGCATTGGCCAGACAAAACCCGTCACGGTAACTACATTGCGCACGGCGGACACGTTCGAGGGTCTCAAGACGGCGGACTTTGAATCCCACATAAACTCGACGCTCGCTCACGACTGATGTAGTCGTCTCTATCCTTCATCACAGAACGCACTGTGTGCATATCATTGGCCAGCCGCGCATTGCGTAAAAGTTCCTCGTAGTCCGCCACGTTGAACTGGTAGGCCAAACTCACCACGGGCGCTGTTTTCCCCAGGTGGTTTACGAAGGATTTCCACACCTTTCGCGCCCGCTTAGGCATGTCATGCAAAAATGTTCCGGACGCCGGCGTGAGACGCTTTCGCGTGAACGGGTCCATGGGTTCGCACCGGCCAAACTCGCCGAGATGTAAACCTTCGAGCAGACGGACGCGCGTCTGTGCAGAGTAAGACGCCTGGCCCACAATCCAAGGGTCTGCTGTAAACTCTTGCGTGATGTTGTCGAACAGCACGCGCGCGCCGGGCGTATCCTGCACGACTGTCAATGTGTCCGACGGAAGCGCGGTCACACATGCCGATATGAACGCGTAGCGCTTCTTTTTAAAAAGAGACCAGGCTTTAGACTTGATAAATGAAAGAATATCAGAGACATCCATTGATTGTACCAAGTGTCCGTGTTTGTCGTGTTTTATCAGCCACGGCCATTTCAGAACGTCTGCGTGCATTTGTGCGGCGTCGAGCGCTCTCTCGTATTCGCTGCGTTCCAAAAGTCGAACAATAGTCATTTTCACTTGCTTGTTGGAGCGCATCTCGAAGTGTTCGCCCCATACCCACAGTTGAGATGGGTGGTCTGCGTTGGTAAACACGCCGTGCCTTTTGTCTTTGGACCAATGGCCCGTATACGTAAGACCGTCGCGCGTTTCGCTACCCGAACCTTCGCGCATGTCGTCACGCCACTCACCTTCGTGCGTCACATCTTTCGATGCAAAACGGCCCCAACCATTGCGTAGACCACCTATCCAAAACCCCTCAAAGACGTCGCCGTTGACCAGGGTCCATGTTCCGGCTCCCTGCCGGCGTCCTCGCGACCACCCGCCGTAATACACGTCTCCTTTGGGCGATGTTTGGCGTCCTTTTTTGTGTCGGCGGCCGTTTTTCCAGTGTCCTTCGTAGGTACCCGTCGAGACACACTGTAGTGTCCCGTACCCGTGATACTCGTCTTCGCGCCAATAGCCCATGTATTCCGTCGACGCACCTTTCAAATGGCCTTTGCCACAGCGGACACCACGAGACCAATGGCCTTTGTAGGTACTGCCATTCGTGTACGTCATCGTGCCACTTCCGTGACGGCGTCCGTTCTGAAATTGGCCTTCGTACATGCCTTCGTCCGAGTGCCAGCTGCCTCGGCCATGCTTTCTGTCGTGGCGCCACTCTCCACGGTACCACGCGCGCGTGGACTCGACAAGACGTCCAATGCCATGCCGGAGCCCGTTGGAAAATTCACCGTCGTACATTTCACCCGTGGCGTAGTGCAGCGTACCGAGACCGTGAAATTTATTGCCGTGCCACGTGCCTTTGTAGGTGTGTGTGTCTGTGCACAATGTACCGACACCGTGGCGCAGACCATTTTCAAAGTCGCCCGTGTAAGTGTCTCCATTGGGCATGGTGAGGACGCCCGTGCCACTGGGCACGTCATCGTACGTGGTACCGTCGTAGGACGAACCGTCCTCCAAGGTCAAGGTTTGCTGTCTCGTACATCGACTTCGCTTATGGCCTTTCATAGTATGTTTACAAGTAGTACATCTTCTTCGTTTCATAATTTTAATTAAATAAATGTATTTTTTATACTCTTATTCGGTACGCTGACGCTTGGGCTTGCGCACTTTAAGACTCTCTTTGGTCACCGCGTTATCGCGCTTGTAAGCCTCCAGGTCGGCGGGGTTTTGTACCAGCTCTTCGAGTGCCGCCATGTTCACCTTGACGGTCGTCTTCTCTTCGCGTTCCAGTGTCACGCCACCCAGGTCGGCGGACATAATGTCGTGTTCGCGCATGTAGGAATGTATCGACGCCAGTCGCTGTTTCTGAGCTTTGTTGTGTTCCTTGAGCTGCTGCTTAAGGGCGTCGCCCGTGGGAATACCGGCGACAAAGTCGCGTTTGATTTGTTCGAATTCGTCTGCGCTGATGCCGTCCATATTGCCGTCCATCTTTGATGCTCATGTACACTACCAACACTATTTGCCAAATATATTCTCAACATAATCGATTTAGACTATTTAGGCGTTGGCTATGTCAACACTGATGTCCGTATCGGGTCGACATAAACGGACATATCTAACCAACGACCCCGACAGAATTCTGTCGCAGCTCGAAGAGGGACAAGTGGTGCGTTCCAGCACAGGTACAAGTCGATGGAGATACAAAACGATGGTGGTTATTTCAATGTTATGTGTTGTATCTATTTCAGTAACGCTACTCGCAATGAACGGTCAACTCTCTTGGAGATTAAGTCTCGCTGTCTACGGCCTGGTGGCACTCTTGTGTTTATTCATATACAAATAGACCGTGCTCACCGGCGTAATTCGCCAGTGCAAAGGTCAAGTTGTGCGTGTTGGCCTTGCCCATGATGGGATTTGCCCAATTGTAGAAGCGCTCGCAAACATCCTGATGTGTCACGTCGGGACCGTCGACAAACGATAGAAACTTGGCCAGAATTTGTGCCGGTGTGTAGACGCCATGGTCCGCAAACTTGGCGATGGACGCGTCACCCATCCCAGGAATGTCACGCATGCGAAAGTTAATGACGGACTGGCCGACAAAATCGACGACAGTATCGGCGCGAAGAGAACTTTTAGACGGTTGGTAGTTGAAGCCTGACATGATTGTTGTTTGTTATCACTGGCTAGCGGCAATTATATAGTGTCATATTATCTTCTTATGTTGGATTTTTATTTTTTTCTACTATAAGTACGAGTACGTTTTCCGGGACATGCTTCGACGGGTTCTTCTAGCTCTATGTATAATAGCCGCGGCACAGGCTCGTTGCCCAGACCGCGAAAAGGCCATGGACTGCTTTTACGCCGTGGCCGACAGCGACCACGACGGCGTCATCAGTACACGCGAACTGCGCCACGCCATCGAAACGCACCTTCCCTGGTGGAAACGCATGGCGTTCCAAGTCTTCGGCGGCCTTGGGCGCGTCCTCGACGACTGCGACGGCGACGGCGACGGCCGTCTGACCAAAGAAGAATCTCTCGCCCTGGTAGATTCTTGTATGGAAACGTGCAGCAAAAAACGCGACACTGTCGATTTATTCCAATGTGGCCGCATATAATTATCGTATGCGTCGCCCATAATGTACATCTAGCAAACTCCCACACTGAATATGTGGCGGTGTCATATTGAACGCATAGACCGCGTGTGGGAGTGTTATCCGACACTGTTGCCCAGATGTGCCTTCACACTCAGTGACGGCACCATCTCCAAGCAGTTGTCCGGATGGCTGCCATGCCACCATGCCAATCTTGACTTTGTGGTCGAAGTGCACGGCAAAAATATTCGCCGCATCGTCGACATTGAAGTACGACAACCCAAACCCAACGTAGAACCCATCCTATCCGCTAAAAAACGCTTTCGTAAATTCAACATACCACACTTTGACGCTTACGGCGAACTCGCTACAAAAGCCTACAAGTCAACGGCACTACGCGCCGTTGCCGTGGCCTATCCGTTCCACGTCGTGCGCGACATCGATGTGGAAGACGCCCACGCCCACATTTGTGCCAATCCGCGCGTACTGTGTGACCAAGAATCGCCATGGTCGAACCGCTCTTTGTTGTACAACGCGACCAGGGCGCGCGACACGATTCAACGCGTCGCCAACATTGTCCAGCAAAACGTCGAATGGGGCGACTTTGACGCACGCATGGCGTGGCAAGCACAGTTGCGTTGGGACACTGGAACGCGAAGAAAGCCGGCGCTACGGTCCGGACTCCAAAAGTACAAAGGCCTGTGGACCACCAACGCCGAGATTGTCCGCACCCGGCAATTAGAAGCAGCGTTCCAGCCGTCAAACACGACGATAATGTTAGGTTCGCCCTGTCCATCTCACATTCCCACAGACGCGGCGGCGGTGTGCGTGCAAGCCGAAGACGCGTTCCGCTGGCATTGTTGCGTAGAGTGGGGTTCGTTGCACGTCTTGCAAGACTGCCCGACACTGACCGGCATCACAGTGTACATTGCCTTTGCCCATCAGTGGAGCGTCGAACAATGGTGCGTGCTTGCGTCCAAACTGGACCAGTGTCGCGTGGTCTGTATAGGCCGGCTGGACCAGTACGCACGCGGAAGGGGACAGGTCTTTCGCGACATGTGGACATCGGGTCGCTTCGCGGTAACGCCGGTCTATCACCACGCCACGGACAACGTGGCGATGATACAGACAAACGACGTGCAAAATTTCGTCAAGACACTGCTACAACGCCACGCCGGATGGCCCATACAGTGTTTTGCCGACGAGCCGCGCAAATGGGCCAGCATCGACACGGGACGCATTTGGATGCGCGGGCGCGTGCGCACCATCCGCCACACGGAGCATGGCAACACACTGTATGAAGAAAAGTGTACAAAACCGTCGGGGTCCAATGCCTCTGTGATGCGCGCGTCAGAATATCGTGGCATACCGGTGCCGTATGCCGTGTACATTTGCTCGGAGACGACGCGGCCATTTGACGTGCATGTGGCACGGACACATGCACGGCGGCTGCTCTACATCGTCAACTGCCAAACGTGTCTGTTCTCGTTCGAGCGACGCGCGCCGGAACGACAATCTGTAAACCCTTTTGTAGAATAGTAAACTCATAAGTCTTTGGGTATATGTTTTTAGTATATTGTAGCGCGATGCATGTGTACGAGTATCGCCGCATTGTTGTACCTTCCAAACATTGGACAATATTGACCGTCTCTTTTGAAGAATCGTCTCGGTTGTATCTGGGACATGGCTACTGGATGCGAGATGGCGAGATGGTCGTAGGCTATGCCATGGGCAATGTCTTTCGCCACGTGTACCAGTACAACGGCGCCGTGCACAAGCAGGTCGTATTGTCCGAACTGGTGCGGGCCGTGCCGCATTTTTACCAGCGTCTCTTTCGAAAGCGGTGCGCGCGTTTGTGTCTGCCGCTGGAATTGTGTGTACTCGTGGCGACATTTTTAGCTTGACGGAGGTATATAAATAATGTCCGACCTTCCAATACATGTTTTCTTTTTTTACGCGACAACCAACCGATGAAGAAAAAATGAATCAGTGGCGCAACATGTTCGCTTTCCAGAACCTTGGCAACGGATGGTCATTTAAACCAGACCTTGGAGGAGGCCGTGTTTCTGAGGGCAGGCTGAAGGCAGACCGTGAGTTCCTAGCTTATTTCCAAAAAAAATGGGAGAATGATGCTATTCCCGCTTTTGTAAATACTGCACTCGCACTATCTTTACCCGGTAAAGTGGACCGTATAAAAATATTGGCATGTGGCTTTGAAGTATTTCAGCGCCAAAGAGCCGGTTTGGAGCTTACGATACGAGAAACAAACTCGGTGATATGGGATGGAGAAAAATTTACAATCGACAACCGTCATCTTTTGCAATAAAACGGCGAAGACACTATATAAAGACCGAGATTTGGAGCAAGTCTCCCATGGGAAACTATCTACAAACAAATGTTGTGTGGTACGTCTACCGCCGCACCTTAAACACCGACCAATGGATATCCGAACCCGTGCAAGTATGGGAAGGCATTGTCGAAGATGACGCTCTGGGTCAGTTCAAGCACGAAGCCTGGGCCTTTAGTCTGGGAAAATACGACTACAAGGAAGACACCAAAGCTATCTACCTATATTGCGGCAGCGAGCGCGTGGCGAAGGTTCTTTTGGACCAAGAGACGGGCCAGGTGAACGTATGGTCTACGAAAATTCGCGAGTGGGTTCAGAGAGACGAGAAACTGGCAAAATTGCGCTATCCAATACAGGAGGCGAATTTCTTCAAACTCTACCACAAAAATTACGCCTGGGCCGACCCGCAGACCATATCCTTTGTGAAAAAAGATAAATAACTATTTAAGTGATGTAGACTTTACGATAATAATGCACATACATATACGTTCTTTATGGATGGTCGGTGTCGTTCTTCTCGTTTTGTTGTCCATGTTGGCCTTGATGTTTGTCATTCCTACTATACAAGGCGGCGATTACGGCGATGTCTGCGACGGCCAGACGCCTATTTTGTTATCGCGCGCGTTCACCACGGACCCGTGGCGGGGTATTGTCATCGCCTGTAACGTCTTGGCCGTTGTCCTGTCGTATTACACGGATATTCTTGGCGTCGTAGCGGCGTTTAGTTTGTTTGCGCTCGCGTTTGTCATATCGATGTTTGATACATCGGCGACCCACGACGAACTTATTGTGATAGGTGTCGCTCTTATTTTGGCCGAGACGTGTCCCTGGCGGTTTAAACAGCGGTCCAAGTGGTGGGTGTTTCATTGGTTGCTGACGGTGCTGTTGTTGGGTCTGTGTTCGACGTGGATGTTTGGAGACGACGTGTGTTCTTGGTGGTATGTGACGGAATATTTGCTTTTCGTCAGTTTGTTTACGTTGGCGTGCTGGCGCATTGATGACGATATGTATTTTACGGACCACTTTAGCCGCACGCCTCGTGCGGCAGGCAAATAGATAAATACTATAAATAAGTAGTCACTCCAATTTGGATGAATCGTTTAGAAGTAAGTGTCGACAATCCCATGTGTAAGGATGTCGGGACGTGTCCCGTTTGTTGGGAGCCCTTGTACAAATATACCATACTCCCCTGTGCACATACTTTTCACCCTACCTGCATTTCTTTTTGGTTTGAGCGCCAGGCGACGTGTCCGATGTGTCGACGTGTTGTCGCTTACGTCCCACCACCACCGCCGCCTCCCCTCGAGACGCAGCCTCCGTCTGCCCCAACGCCGCCCGACACGCCACCGACGAGCCCGCCGCCTTCGCCCGGTGGCAGTGTAGTTTCCGCACTGACCACTCAATCGTGTTGCTGCTGGTTTTTGAGGGCGCCGCGCAGACTATCGCGAGAGCTCCCGGCGTAACCTGTTTGTGCGCCGTCGACGCCAACTGAACATATTTACCAGACCAGTTACACTGCGCGAGCGTATAGAACGCCACGAGTGCAGCTTTGAATTCCGGTTTGTCTTCGACATCCAGCGTGATACTGTTCGCGTCGCGTGATACGACGCGAAGCGGTGGCATGCGCACTTCAAAGCTGCCGTGCGTGTCCATCTTCATGGTGGAAAAGTCTACATCGTGCCATGACCACGGTTGTTTGAGTAGTGGCGGTGGTCCGCCGGTTTCTATGACCTGAATGCCGTGCACGATTTTGGCACGCATGCCGTGCATGACCTGGTCGTCTTGCATATTTTCGTACATATAAAATCCGAGAGACACGGCGACGAGCCCTCCTGTATATATTTGCAGTCGCCCGGTCTTCTCCTTTCGTTGAACATCAAAAATATTTATGTATTGTTTTCTGTGGCCTCGTTTCGTGAACGCCGATTCGCGTATGGTCAGTGTATTGTTGTAGAAGGGTAAGGCGCACGTGCGCCAAAACATATCGACGTCGGTCGCTTGCGCCGTGGCCGTGGCCAGTGCGTCCGGTGTGGCAAATACTTTCTGACAGACCGCCTTGAGAGCGGGCTTAAGAGCTTCAATCCACGCAGGGTCCAGCTCAATGGTCAACACGTGTTTGTCTCCTTTGTCGTGTTGATTGACCATGGCCGACAGGACGCGACACGGAGCAGTCAGACACGTGGCGTCGGCACCGTGTTCGTCGCGCAGAAAGGCAAAATCGCCAAACGTGCGCACCGAGGCGCAAGAAAACGCACGGTCGCTTAACCCGCGGTCTTTTACATGTTGCATAGGGTCATCGAGTTCCGAGAATAAACGCGACTTTAAGGCCAACATGTTCAATGGCCCAAACGGAGCACTTCAGTTGTCGTACCACATATGCTCCGCTTATACCGTATTTAAACGCCGTCAGTCCACGAAGCATGTCGTACCGACAACATGTCAAAAAATTCGACCTTGGACAATTCCTCGAATGGGTGGCAGGCCAGAGCCGGCTCGACGTACACAACGTGTCACAATACATCATTCGGCATGCACATAAAGGCCACGTCGGGGACGTATTGGGGTTTCTGAATGGTTACTTTGGCTCACTAAAGCCCGAGCAGTTAGTCCACGCCGAATTGCCACAACTCATATCTGTCATACTTAGTGGGTATAATAAACTACATGGGAGTGCGGTCGATATTCATGTCGGACCGGGTGTTCACAGGAACCATTAATCAAAAGACCATATATAAGACGCCGAGAGGCATGACACGATGTTAGTCACTGCTATTTCATATTTGTGCATGCTGGTGGGTCTCGGTGCCACCGCGGCCTACGCTCTGTCTTTTTATTTGATTCCTTATAACGAGCTGTATTTGGAAGGCAAGTCTGGCCACGACGAAGATGACGTGCCCTACACCATGGCCATCGTCGAATGCGCCGTGTCCGCGGCCACATTTATTCTGGGTGTGTTGGCTTTCGCCGGGCCTCGCCCCAGCAAGTCGGTGCTCGGCAAAACCGTCGTGTTTTTTGCCATATTGGTGGCCATCGAGGGTTCTTGTGGCGTGATTCGCGCCTGGAACATGGGTTTATTCGGCGACGAAATGACACGGACGTGTTCGGACACGCAGCCGTTTTCGGGATGTCCGACAGCCCGTTTTGAGGCAACCAACCATGAAATTATGTACACGTCGCCAAGCGGTGGTGAATGTAGTTTTTGGTTTTGGGGGCCCGAAATGAAGACACGCTTCCAATTCGAATGCCCGCAATACGAGCCCATGTGTGACCACGACATTGAAACATACATGGACTGGAGCAATCACAACTCGTATGGGTGGCGCGAGGACCCTACTGCAATTGCGGCCCTTTTGAGCGACCCGCATGGCACAACCACGACAGTCAAGGTCGTTAATAATATGGAGGTGCTCATGCAGCTGCAGACCAAATATAACCGGACCATTGCACCTTCGGCGATGTTAGAGCACCAGCCGTCGCTGGCCTACTGTTGGTACTGGGGATGCAACGCCAAATGTATGAGTTTGCGCTGGTCGGTCAACCACTGGTGGCTCGTATCCTCCTTCTCCCTGATGGCAGTACACCTTATCAATATGTTTCTAGCCCTTTCCCTCTGCAAGGCACCCGAGAAAGACGACGTGTCCGAAGCCACGCTTGTCGACTACGAGAAAGACGACGAAGAAATGACGATTGAAGCGCCCGTCATCGGCCGCCGCCGCCGCGCTCTCAATAAGAATCCAGCAATGCTGCGGTTTTAAGGTATAAGGGGGTCCGACGCGATGTAAACATGACTGAACGAATCGTGCCCAATCGCTGTACCGGTACGCGTGCCGAAATCGAAGGAAAAGCGTACCGTATAATATCGTTTTTTCACGAACACCCGTCCGAAATCGCCCAAGACGAGTGGAACACGCTCAAAATCGGCGATGACGTGTACATTGTTGATAAGTTGACGTTTTCTTTGATGGGAGAATGTGAGTGTGAGTTGATGACGCGCGAAGGAGGGGGTGTAAATGGTACTATTGTGGCAGTACGATTAACTGAAAAAAATAACGTATAAAAGGTTATCTTTACATTTTATAAAATGTCTTTGACACTGAAAGAATCTTGTAGTATGTACGAGCGCCACTGTCGCCGCACCAAAGCGGAACCGCCCACCTTTGAAGCTTTTAATGCCAAGCACATGACGTGCTTACCACGTAATTCTGTCGCGTACGGTGCATTTCGCACTGCATTGTTAGCAGCGCGCCGTTCTGAGGGTGTTCCCGTGCGTCGAAAGTTGCCGTCGTTGTTTCGTCGTTTTTCGGGCGACGAGCCGGAAGCCGAAGCGGAGACGACAACGCCGCATCGCGCATTTGTGTCACACACGCAGCCTTGTTACAAGAGTGGATTGCGCATGAATATTAGACCCGAGGCGCCCGTCCCGGTGCAGACTGCGACCGAAGAATCGTCGGCCATGACAGAAACGGAAACCGAGGCCGAAGACACGGAAGATTCGCCGTGGACGCTACAGATGTACAAAAAGGACCTTGCCGCGTCGACAAATTCCAAGTTAGTTGAAAAAAGCGGCATGATGATTCATTTCGTGCCCCCAACGCGCTGCGCGCCTTTGGAGGCCCTCGCGTGCAAGTTTACAAAGAGTAGCTATGAGATTTTGCAGGGTAAGCGCGACGCCGCATTGAAGATGCGCGACGGTTCGACCTGGTCCGCGGGTGCCAATTGGAATCAGGATGATGTGGCAGCGACTCTGCAGGCGCGCAAAGATAAGGCCGCGGGTCCCTACTTTATACGCGTGGGTGGTATTTAATACACTTAAAAAATAATTAAATGGACAATTTTGAAAATACTCTTATCAACCTGCGTGTCGTACATTCTCTTCAATGTCATGAGCGTCTCGATACGACACAACCCTTGTTCAAAATCCACCAGCCGCTCTCCTGGGTTCCCACATGGCTCAAACGTTGGTGGGCAGCCCAGACACGGCGCACTGACATTTCCAGAATACAGACACTGTACCAACAGGCCATTCATTTTGTCGAAACCAAACACAAAGACAAAGACCGCATTCTCGAATACATTCGCGACTCTGTAGGTGGCCTTCAAAACTTAAAGACCACGTACGAACAAGACTCGACCGCAGTGGCACAAATTGATGTGATTGTCGATAACGTCAACACATTACTAGGACGTCTTGGGCCTTTTGAACAAACGCGTGGCTGAACGGTCTGTCCCTGAGAATGCATAAAATCGTGTTGAGAATGTTTTCTATGTTTTCGTAGGGCAACTTTGTTTCCATGATGGTGGTAATTGTCTTTTGTACGCTGAGTCTTTCGTCTGTATTTCCCCGTAGGAAATCCACATGCATATTTTCCTGAATCAACAGTAGTAGCTTTTCCAGCGACGTCACGCCGGCTTCGAAAAACACCGATTCTGCACGGCGGCCAACCCAACGCACAGACCGCAACGACGTAGAGTATACTGGATACATCGGTCCGGTCAACTGAAACGTCGAGTTTGTCAAACGCTGTAAAATCCGATGGCACGCCCGAACGTCGGCTTCCGCCCTGTGCGCATTGTCGAATTTATCGCCAAACAATGACGTATACAGTCCCGTCAGAGAGTAGTTGCCGGAGTTCTGCTTTATGGCATAGCGAGAGTAGTGCAGACTGTCGAAAAAATACCAGTGAAACGGCAATTTTAGACCAACACGGTGACATTCGAACTCCAGAATCGGTTTGTCAGCACGGAACGTGTTGTGCGAAATGAATACCGGAATGTGTCCCGGTGGACACACTGTTTGCACCCACATTTGCATCTGTTGGTACACGTCGCGCCAAAGACGGGCGTGGTGTGCCTGCAGAAAGGCACGGGTCAACTGGGGTAGTTCGGGTATGGGCGGCGGTGGAAACGTTGCCATGGCTGGGTCTGGGTCCACGACAGCTTGAAACCACGTGCCCGACGCGACAGAGTAGACAGCAATCTCCCATATTCGACACGTGGCCAATCGGCGAACATCGCCGATAAATTCCAAATCAAAAATAAAGAGGCTGGTTCGCCCCTGGAAATTCTCTATCCGCTGCATGGCTGTGTTTTTTTTTACGACAGCGACATTTTATACTAAAACTATGCGACGCACATGCTGCATTCCAAAAGAGCAAAACGCGGTTTTCTATTTAAACGTCCGGATGTATCACGACTCCAACATGGCGAACAAGTACTGTGGCGTACTATTTTTGAAGTAGTGCCTTGTACAGTGTAGCAAATCAAAAACCCATCTTTGGTCATATATCCCACGCGACAATCGCCGCCCGTCTCCATTTGTGCCACTGCCAACGCTGTCCCGCACACTGGGCACGGGATGTGCCACTCTTTCCACGTGCGGTTCAGGCAATGTGCGTGAAATACATGGCCACAAGTGGTACGCAAGAGCGGTCCGTGCCTACATGCACGGGATTTGGTACACAGTGCGCATGATGTCATTCGGCCTAAAATATACATTCATTTATACTCGGTGGGGAATGTGAAACGCATATGGGACGCATCAAACAAAATCCAATTTTATAGCAACACGATGCGACGACTGCAGCAGTTACTCCAATCACGCATTATCGTTGAAAATGACGTTTTGTATTTTACCTTTAAGAAAAACAAATTCACGGGTCGTGTTGCGCAGGGAGGTCTCATCTGGCACTGCACCTGGCAAAAGCCCGGCGAAGAAGCGCGGTCTATTTTTGACAAATCCGCACAGATGGGCGGACAACCCTTCGTGAGAACATTTGAGTCGTTGACCGACTGGACCGAAACTTGCATTCAAGAATGTTTGGACGAATACCACACGCGGTATTCTTCGTGGAAGCGCGTGCGGCACCAACGCACCGAACAGACCATGGAGACGCTATTCAAACACTTGCAGCGGCAAAACCTGACCCAAACGCACCAGCGTAACTCGAACAAAGACAGTGGGAAAAATCTATTACTGTTTGAACAAATCGCATCTCAAAAGCAGCACATAGACGCTTTAGAAAAAGTCAACCAAACCTGGACGGAGTGGTTTCAAACACACCATCCCGGCGAAACACTACCGGTACAGCCCATCGCACAACCCGTGCCCCAATCACAAAACACGGAGGCCGTCGCTCAACCATTCGTATTGAACTCGGAGCACGGTCAATTTATGGTACTTCAGCGCGTCAACGAAGTCGCGCCGGCAGAATGCGTGTCGTGGTTAAAATCAATGGGCCAAAGCAAATTCAAACAATACATCGCCGACTGTGAAAAACAAATTGAATTTACGCCCATGGAGACAAACATACCCACATCTGCCACGTCCGCCGCCGCCGCGCGGCAATTTGTACATGAATTTTTTAGTGAATAGAACTTTTTTGTATGGCTTTTCTCTTTAAATGTTGTATTCTGGCTTGTAGAGCGCGAAGGCGCCGCATGTATTCCGGTCTCTTTTCCTCCGGCATCTTGTCCACGCAATCCATCAGACGCCGAATGCGCAGCGCCTCCTTGCGAAAAATCGCCGAGTTATTCGCATCCGACCACGTTGAAAAATCCTGGTCGCGTCCATACGTATATTCTAATGTACTCAGCTCCGCTTCAAATTGGCGCGGGTCGCAAAAATCGAGTTTCTCAAACATCGTGGCAAGTCCTTCTACGTCACTGCGGTTGTTTTTGTGGCGTTTGGCCACGTGCTGTTTGTATATTGGCTGTCCAGAGCGCTTGCCGGTCAACTGTGGCGGTTTCACGCGCGGTTTTTTCACGGGGCCTACACCATCGGGTGCTGGGCGCTTGCTCATGTTTGGTAAATATGGTGCGGATTCATATACCCGACTTTTGCTAATCATATAGACACTATTTAAAATAGAGTACGTCGGAGTATATGAATGGAACTGTATGTGCAATGGGACACGTGAGTTTATGTGACGCGATTAAAACAGACGCCATACCATACGACTACACGTGGATAATCGCCATTGTATGCAGCATTGCTATCGTTGCCGTGTTGGGTATCAACGCCCACAACCCAAAACATATATTGCCAGTCGTTCACAAGCAAGTGCCACCGAGACATATATAAAGATGGACGCCTGCATAAATGACCAGTGCCAAGGTACAAAACACAGTGCGGCTGCGAGTTTTTCTCATCGTGGTCATCAGTATTATTCTACGCATTGCCCGTGAGTTTTCTTCGATACCCGTGCACAAAGCCACCAACATACTACTGGCCAACTACATCTTTTACGGTATTATTCTTTTGTGTACGGTTGCCATGAGTAAAGTGGCATTTGGCGTCGCCATCTTTTTACAGGTCGTGGCTACCGCCATTGACGCCGCAAGCACCACGCTTGCCATCATCGCAACAATGCGGTGTGTCAACGCGCAACAAGCCGTGTGCATACATACACTTCCGGGCAGTGTCGTCACCGTGGCGCTTGCCGCGTTGCTGTGGCTATTGGACGCTCTGCAATGTTGGTCTATCTACAAAGTCCTGAGAATGCCAGCGTTCACGAGCTACCTCGGGCGACGTTTGCGTGTGCTCTTTTCTTGGGCACTACCTTTTGCATTTCTAAACACGGGCGTTCTTCTCGCAGAAGCATCGTGGAGCGTGTTTACCACACCACACCTTGTTGTTGACCCACTCATCATTGTCATGGCTCCAACACTGGACGCGGGTGTCATTGCTGTCATCATTGCGGCCGTCGTCGCCACGGACTGTGTGGCCCTATACATGACAGACAATTCCCTGGTGCATTTGTCCATCGCAGCACAGTTGGCCATATCCGCATTTGCTCTCATACTCGTACTTGCGTCCAAAGTAAACATGTCAGACAACGAAAACACGACAGACAAAGACGAAACTCCCGTGTTGGCGGCAAAGACCGTCACGAAGACAACGCTGCGCCAGAGAAAATCCACACAAAAGATTGCATTTTAAGATATATACACACCCAGAAGTACACCATTCAGAATGGTAGACGAAGGCCCACCGCGCGACTCAGAATTTGACACACAGAGCAACGAATCAGAAGATGACATTCCAGACGTGCACCGTCGATATCCAGATACACCCCTGCACAACGGCACCGCCCCAAAACCACTGCCTATCACCGAAATATGCATGGTCACTGCCCTCCTGGCCGTGATAGTCGCGCATATGTGGACCGTGTACTCGATGCGTGCCGACCTCAGTATTCTGACAGTCAATCAACAGGAAACACAACAGCAAATTTCACACATTGCCAAACTCGTCGAGACCATGCACCAAGTGCGCTGGCGCATCGTATCCGAAGCGTGAATCCATTAACATGTAAAATAATAAGGTATAAAGACGTGTGATTTTACATTATAATTTAAGATGGCAAGAGGTAACAAGAAAAAACGCCAACGCGACCCCGCCCGCCCCAAGCGCGCCATGACCCCCTTTCTCTACTATGCTTGCGAACAGCGCAAAGTACTCAAAGACCGAGATGAAAAGCTCACCTTGTCGGAACAGTCCAAGCTCATCGCCGAGCAGTGGAGAAACCTCGAGGACAAGTCTGAATATGAGCGCAAAGCCGCACAAGACAAGCAGCGTTACGCCGAAGAGATGTCCAGGTACGTGCCGCCGCACCGCATCAAGCGCCCACGGTCGTCCTATGCCTTTTTCATGAAAGACCACCGCCAATCCATCGCCGAAGAGCACCCGGACAAAAGCCCACGCGAGCTCATGGGCTACATTGCCGCAGCGTGGAAAAGCATCAGCGCGGACAAGAAAGCGCACTATGTGCGTCGGGCAGAAGAGGACAAAGTCAGATACAATACTGAAAAACAAGAACAATAAAATGTATTTAAATGAGACTGTTATTTTATAATATGTATAGACGTCGACATCTAGCATTCTTTTCTGCCACAGCACCGTGGGTTTGGTGCTGCTGCGCCGCATGGTGGGTCGACCGTCTCCTCGTCGAACTCGGACATCGCACCACCGACTCGCCCATTTGTATACACAGTGACCTACAGTATGTTAGATATCACCAGGCCGTCACAATCATTGCCACCAAATTACAAACCGTATGGTTTTGCCGAGAAACACGACAACAATTCCGGAGAGAACGCATCCTTCTGGGGCAAGGCCACGGCTCCCTGCCATGCATGGTGCACATATATTTGTGTCACGCCATCACGTGTGTCTGCTGGACGGGCGTTCTTGCATGCGTCTTCGACGTGTCTCCGTGGCTTTGCATGCAAGCAGTCCTCAGTCGCAGGGCAAGTCTCGTGGCACTGTTTGGCATCGGCGCCGTGACGTCCGTAGTTCTAGAACGTACACTATATGCCAAACTATTAAGTAGACACATACATGCCGATACCATCGAAATTTAAGACACGCACAGGCCTATAAAGGCTCATTTCGTGAGACAAATGCCACTGCAGCAGCGACGTTGTGTGAATTGGACCAACAATCTTAATAATTGCAAGACGTTGACTTCGATGCTGCGAGGGTGTGTGCAAAACACTACCAAAATGAAGTGTGACGTGTATCGTAGTTTGTTAAAAAAATGCCGTAATCGAAAACAATGTTTGTCTTAATTTAGATTTTAATTTTTGATGTAATTTTTTTTTTCCGAGCCCACAAAAGTTCTTTCGCGGAAAGAAAAGTTCAGCCGCCGCGAGATTTTTTTTTTTGCCGAGAGGTGTCAAAAGTTCTTTCGCGAATAGAGATTTTTTCTTTCGCCGATAGAAAAGTTGAGCCGCCGTCCGATTTTTTTTTGCCCAGAGGTGTCAAAAGTTCTTTCGCCGATAGCTATCGCCGATAGAAAAGTTGAGCCGCCGTCCGATTTTTTTTTGCCCAGAGGTGTCAAAAGTTCGACCGCCGCCAAAAAAAATTTCCATCTTCTATTCGGAATAGAACATACACCAGCACACATACGCACCATGCCATACCTCCGTCATCTTCAGCGGTCCCGATGGATACCAACATGGTCGGACAAATACGGTGGCTCACACTACAGCATTCGAATCGGCAACGAGGGGAGAAACGGATGCGCCGTCCCAGAGGTCTCCAAACAGGAAGAAAAGGCCATAACCGCATGGTTCGGTCAACACGGTATTCGCCGAGACGCCACCGAGACAAATATATGGTGGTTCATGGAGCGCTTTAGCCACCAATTCGAAATTGGAAATGGGACCGACACTATGGTTAGTGGTGGATACCATTTTAGGATGAGCAAAGACGCGTACAACGCGTTGTTTAACCCCTAGTAGGCGTTTTTTTACGAACACCGCCACCCGGTGTTCGTATGGTCATGGCACGTTTCGGGCGCCGGCCACGCACTGCTTTCTTTGGCACGACTGACACTTTCTTCTTTTTTGGAAAGAAAAAACATGGCATTTTAGTTACGTACATGTCTTTTATATATCCATACTAGAAAACCAGTCTCTCCAAGTCACGCGCGGATTTTTTTATGTGTTTGAGTTTGTCCTGCAATCTCTTCTGTTTGGCGTCGTGCGTGAGTATGAGCCGCCGTAGAATGCGGACGTGGAGCCGCTCCGTTTCGAGGGCCTTTCGAAGTATTTCCTCGCGTTCAAGTACGGGTTCTTCCAGTTGAGTCTCGTAATTCTTGACGACGGCGAGCCGTTCTTTCAATCGGTGGCGCAGAAAGAGAATCTCTAGTTCCGCCGCCATTTTATGTAACTTTAAAATATTTATACTATAAACACGTTGTAGTCGTAAATGGGATGTCGACGGCGGTGCGCACGAGCTGCCACGAGCGCTGTGCACAATATAGCTACTGGTGGACGTATCGGGCTTCGTTTGTGCCCGGAGAGCGTTTTTTGATGAGTGAGTGTGTTCAAAAGTGCGTCCGAGACACGGGGCGACTTATTAAATGCGGGAGGTCCACGCTAGAAAAGGCTCACTCTAAAAAACGGTAGTTGATGCCGGCCTCTTCCAGCATGTTGAACGTCATTTTAAAGTCCTCGCCCCAGCGCGGGTGCTCTACATCGGGCCTTTGCGGCGACACAACGTGCGTGATGCCAGATTGGATGATGGCGCGGCAGCATTCGACACAGGGCCACCAGTTGACATAGATAGTTGCGTCTTGGAGTGGAATGCCCCGGCGCGCTGCGGCGTAGATGGCGTTGCGTTCGGCGTGTTCAATCCATTTGTATTTGAGAGGCCGCGTGCATCGTGCTTCGTGCTTGGCAAGTCCGTCTGGGATGTCGTTGCAGGCCTCGCAGACGATTTCGCCTTGTGCATTGGCGATGACGCAGCCGACTTGCTTGTTCGGGTCGGGACTGCGTTCGGCCACTTGGCAGCAGCGCTCCATGAAGGGCTCCATGGTACGCTTATGTACGCCATGATATATATAGTAGAATATGTGTCTCGAAAGTCAAAAAATCTTAAGTTGATTATATTCTTTTTTCTGAATGGATAAGGTGACACAGAGTATCAAATAAACACCATGTCTACTGAACCCGCAATGACCCCATTCAAGTACCTCAACTTTCGCACCGCTGGCAACTTCAAGCTCGACTCTTCGGCTCACCCTTCCAAAAAGGGCGAAAAGATGTTTCGCTTCAAGACCGAGAAGGGCTACGAACTCAAGACGATGACTCCGCCGGGCGTGTGCCGCTGGGCGCACGTGCACGAGGGTGGCAACTTTGGCATCGGCTACGCGTCGACCAGAAAGGCCGCCCACCTTACTGTGACCTACATCCCGGGCGGCGACGAGAACGAGTTCGTGGATGCCCGCAAAGACTTTTTCGCGACGCAGCGTGCCCAAATTCAAGCCGGTTTGAAGATGATGTGGGACGCCAACGTGTCTGGCGTGCAAGACGCGGCCATTAAGAAGGCGCAAAAATACTACAAGAAGAAGACGCCTGAGGAACAGCTGGAAAAGGCGTACGCCAACTTTTTGAAGGACGCCACGACGCCCATCAAGGACGACGCCGAGCACGGCATGCAGATGACCATTCGCTGCCCGGCCTATACGCTCAATGACGAGCCGCGCCAGTCTCGCTTTGTCCAGGTCAAGAACACCCCCGCTGGCGACGCCTACGTCCGCCTTCCGGCCGAGACCCGCATTCATCACGGCGCTGTCATGTGCGTGCCCTTTTTGGTGCGCCCGTATGCCGTGTCTGCGACGCGCTACGGTGTCACCTACAAGATGATTCCGGACTTTGTGGTCTACTCTACGGGTTCCTCGGCCATGTCCGTGCCCGATTCGGTTGTGGAGAACGCCCGCCGTCCCATCGAGTTTTCTTTCACGGAAAAGAACAACAAGCAGTACGTGAACACCAAGGATAAGGACGGCCATCGCATGTTGACGCGCCTTACGCCGACTGAGGTCAAGTTTACCGACCTGCAGGACGGAACTCTCGGCAAGGTGTCCGGCCACACAGAGAACAACGCCAAGCTCGCCGGCGTCTTGAAGGAGGACCCTTCTGACCCTGAATCGGTCGCCATGTTCGACTACCTCGAGGGCGTGTCCAATGACGCTTTGACGTTTATTCAGAACGAACCCGGCCTACTGACCCGCACCAAGGCGGAGCTGCAAGAGTCTGCCAAGGATTTGGCGGACGAGACGGGAGAGACGGTCGAGTCTACTTTCCGCACGCTACTGACGGACTTGTTCAACAACCCGGTCAGCAAGCGCGAAGACGATGACTACCGCACCGTCAAGATTCAGGCTCGCATGTTTCAGTACGGCACCACCACACGCAACGTCATCCCGCTGCAGGACGAAGAGGGCAACGACATCACGGGCGCCCACATCAACTATGGGGCAAAAATTGCACCGGTCGTGTCTCCGTCCTTTTACTTTTTGGCCGACGGTAACTTTGGCATGCACTGGAACATTGACCTGGGCCGTGGCATTCGCGTCCTGTCCAATCCGGACCGCGAGGCGGCGGGCGGCGGCGTGCTCTACGCCTCCAAAAAGCGCCCGGCGTCCGAGCTCGACGACGCGGAAGAGTCTGCCGCCAAACGCGTGCACGTCGAGGCTTAGAACTTTTTTCTCACAACGTAGTATTGTACACCTATAATTAAACTTAACGCAACCAGTGCATTCAATATAGCCCATCCGGCCATATCGGTCACGTGTATTGTAATCCAAGCGGCACCGACGAGCACAAGAGAAGGCCACGTCTGGTATGCCAGCATGTAGGTCTGTTGCTTTATGTTTTTCGTCGCGTCCGCCTGTGGCAAAAGAGCGGCGTTGGCCATGAGGGCGATGGCGAAAAGGGGCGCGTTTGTCAGCACGGCGGCCAATACGTGTTCACGCTGCTGCACGAGCACGCCCACGCCTGCCAGAAGCGCCAACGTCACAATGTTCACGATAATGACATAGGACCATGTAAGTTGGGTCGCCACCATGTTGAGATGCTGCGGGGCATCCGCGATATTCAGTATGTTGAGGGCAAAAGCCGCCGTGCCAAAGACATACACGGACGTTTTTGTGACGTCAAAGGTACAAATGGCCCACGTGGCGCCTCCCACTACGACGGCCGCGCCAGTAGCTACGGTCCAGCGACGGCACCACAAATGGGACCGGAACCGCTGCTCGCGTCCATTCTGACAACATAGAAAGACGTGAAAAGCGTTTAAAAACACGACGGGAACGAGACACGTCGCCCACGTGTATTCGAGGGTCTTGACGAGTGCATTGTTGTCTTGATGGTCGGCCACAAACCATTGTGCCAAGAGTACTAGCAGTTTGCCGGGAATCCACGTGGCGACGACTCCCCAGCGTCCACCATGGTGTACAACATACAACAGTGCATTAAATGCAATAATACCTACGAGTGCTGAAATAAAATCCATATGGTTGTATAAATATTACCTAAATACTTTGAAATGCTACAAGGCGAGTCTGAAAAACTCCTGGCCGGGCGCCTTCAGAAATTGGAAGACGGTGTCTCTGTACTGGATACGCGCGTCGCTGCTCTGGACGATAAAGTCTCTCACGTCATCCAGATGAATTCGGAGCTTATGATTCAAAGCAATGAAAATTTTCGCAACATGCGCGACCAGCTCGACGAGCACCGGTCCGAGCTCAAAAAATCCATTCGTCAGCTGCGCGGCAATTTTAGTTCACGGTGCCAGTTGATTGGCGTGGCCGTTGGACTGACCGCTTGGACCATCTTTATGGCATGGGTCATGTGGTCTTAAATGTCATAAAACCAATCGGTGCTCAATAAACTATTGACAGGTGTCGCATCTGTGACGTACACGATGTATTCAGCGACGCCACAGGCGTTTTTGCCGCGTTCGAGATACAAGTAGCCATTATCTCTGCCCCAGTCGGGCCCCCATGAATTTTTAATAATCCACGCGTCGTCGGTGTAGCCGACGATGGTCACGGCATGGTCGATGTCGGTCGTACAATAACTCGCCTGAAAAACGCCGTCGTTGTAGTTTTCCATCGCAAGAGAACTCGAATCAATCCCCACAGCCACCGGCCCGTACTTGTGCAAAAGAGCTGGGATTTGGTCTTCGGCATGCGGGTCATCCTCGCGCATCAATACCCGGTAATCGTTGACGCGAAGTCGCGTGTGCATAGGGCGCCCCGGACAGTGCGTTTGACGCTCCAGATAAGGCGCGTCCGACAGTGTAATGACTGGGTGGTTTTTGGCGTACTCGAATACGTATTCCATGAGACCGCCGTCGCAACCGACGTCTGGCCGTCCCCAGCCAGACGTACAGTCCATCAACGATTGTGGGCTCAGCGGTGTCAAACGTCCCGTCTCGCGCGCCAGCCAGTACTCGAGCACCGCGGCAGACGCGAATGCAAAACAGTCGCCGCAGTCGCCCTGGTCCATGACGGGACTCACGTAACCATTACTGCGCCAATCCACCGGGCCGACGCCCGGAGACGTTAGCTTCACGTGGCGTCGGTCGTCCTTCCGAGACACGCCTTTGTGGTGGGACAGCTGCAGCGCCACGTTGGTTTGCAGGCGAAAGCGGTCCGACATGGACGTCAGCCCGAACACATTGTCGCCCAACTCGTCGATGGTGCGCCGCGACTCGGCCACCTTGCTTTTACGCAGAAAAAATTCGGTTTTATGGGCGTAGTCGCGGTTTTGTTCGTGCATGTAGTCACACATCCACGATTCGTGATTGTTTGTTCGGCAATCCTGGGCGTCAAATCCAATAACCAGCGGTATCAAAAATAATAATAAAAACATATGCGAGTTGACACATACGAACGACATTTAAATACTAAAAAATGTACACTCTTCCTTGGCGTCGCCCCCAACCCACAGAAGAGTGGGTGACAAAATCCGTCCCCGCCTACACCTTTGGGGCGCACACGGTTCGTCCGTCTGCAAAAGACCCCTCGCAGCGTGTCGTCCTTTTCTACCCCAAAGACAACGCCGTCATCGATGCAGACCCAAAGGCGTTGCAAGAGACCTACCACGACCCACCGGCATGGCTTGCCGGCGACTGGCTGGCGATGAAACAGGCCGGTATACCTCTGTCGCCCTTTGCCCAGCGAGGACTTGACCAGGCACTGCGCCAATCTTCAGCGGTGCGCTGGCTGGCGTCCGTCAAAGGCATGGAGCTACCCCCTGGCCATACGCCCTGAGATACGCCTGCACGTACTGCATCGACGCAAGGACGTCAGGGAGCGAATGGACATAGTCCCAGCGCCCCGTGGTAGACCAAGTGACAATGCGCGCGTTTTCATACAAGGTATCCCCGGGTGATTCGCCGAGCGCACACGCCAGTTGACGTAATTCCCACGCCAAGCGGAGTAGTTTTTTGTTTTCGGCAGAATCCATCGCACAGGCGACGCCTACGTCGCGAAGACGCGTTTTTATCATATTGATGACGTACAAAATATCGTCAATCATTCTCGCTTGGCGAGGGCCTACTTATAGATAAAATCCTAAAAACAATAAAAGGTTGTGTATTTATCCTATTCACTTTATGAGTACATGTCGTTTTTGGTGACCTATTCCCCCGAGAGTTTATGGCGGCGCACGGTGCGGCTGTTAAACGGTTTGTTCCAAGAAAAACCCAAACTCGCGACAACGCCTCAGTCGTACTTTGTCGCCACACTGCATATTCACAATCTTATTTTACAAGACTTGTCCGAAGTCTTTGAGCCCCCGGCGCCAGACGAGGAGGAAAACACGCCGACGATGGAGCAAATTCACGCGTCGTTGGTCCGTGTCGAAACCGTATTGCTGGGTACTTCAAAGGCCGAGGCCTATCCAAAAACCATACGTGGGTGTTGTGACTACACAGACCATCTGACACGCGCCCTGTACTCGTCCAAACGCCACTGTGTACTCCTTTAATCTCCGTCTTCGTCTTCTTCGCTTTCGCTACCGCCGTCATCTTCGCCTTGGACAGGTGGAGCCTGAGGCGGAGCATCGGGTTTGCGCGACGGTTCGGCGGGTATGTTTGTCGGGTCGAAGGGCAACGACGCATTTCGCGCCGCGCACTCGACATACGTCTCCCACGGCATGACGCCGCGCTGGTAGTGCACGTACAAATCATCGTTCGACATGAAAGGTGTCACCGGGAACGAAATCTGAACCTGGAGGCGTTTCTTCAGAGCGTACATGGCGCCCACGCCCATTTCACGCTTGCGCTTTTTGGAATTCATGGACTTTAACAGCTGCTTTTGTATGTCTTCGGCGTATATAATATTGTACACGTGTTCGCAAGCTTGTTGTATGTTTTTTTTCCACCAGAGTATTGTTTTCATAAATGTTTGGTGCGTCCCTTCGCTGTCTGATTTATGAGGCGTGTCCGACATAATGAGTGACCTCGGCACACCCAACACACCGCAGACGACATCCTGGAACATTTTGTACTGGTGCACAACATCCCCGCGGCCGGTATGATGTGGCGTATTCGTTATTTTTTGTCCAATGGGTAACGTGACGACATTTTCAAGGGCCGTCCCGGCGCGCGTGGGCGTATTGACGTCTCCGGCGAAAAAGGCATTGTAGAGCTGCTGCTGCTGTGCAAGTTGCTGCACGTTGGTGCGATTGCGGTGAAATTTGGTCGCATCGTCGCTAGATTGCATGTCGCCGTCGGCATAATAGTCGTACTGGATGCCCTCGGTGTTGCTCGTGCGCGTCTCGGCGACTTCGGCCAGTAGCATGGGGTTCGCACGGTTGGCCTCCATACGCACCGACGTGCCGCGCAACATGTTGATATATTCAATCTCCGGAATCAGAACGGACACCGGGGACGTAAGACGACCCGCCAGCGTTGGCGAATACCCAAACTTGTCAAACACGAGCGAATTGGGAATGGGCTCGTTTTGCGCGTCAAGAAGCACGTAGGAACGCAGCCCTTGTTCTTCGATGACGGAAATTTGGCACGAATTGGGCTCCATGACGACGGGAATATGCAGACCGTCGTCGAGTTCGACGATACGCACGGCCACAAGCCCCATAATCAAGACGCTGTCCACCATTTGCTCACAGAAAGGCAGCCAATAATCATTCATAATTTCCTGCATGTGCGGGTCGGGACGAATGCGGCCGCGACGGTGCGAGAAGAGAATGCCGTTTGATAACAAATTATGCTTGATGATGTTTTTGCACATCATGACGGCCGTACACGTGCGCGCCACGTTGGCGACTTTGGCGATTTCACGCCGCGATAATGTTTTACCATGGTGTTCCATTTTGTCTCATGAAGTGGGTTTAAATAGTAGAAAACCAACTACCATCCACAATGGATATAGCGTGCTGCCACATGCACGTCTCTCGCGCGTCGCGCACGACTCGCGTCTTTGGCGTAAACGTTTGGCCCGACACGTACTTGAGCGAAAAGGGATAGTAACGACGCACCTTCTTTTCCGTTCCGGCGTACGATTCGCTGCACAACACGCTCTTCTTCGCAGCGCCCGTGATGACCGCGCGAGCATTCAAAGCCGACCGGACCTTCATATTCGGGTCACAGAAAAACACATATTTTTCCAGCATCGGTTTTTCATCCAATAACACGTTGCGATTCGTCAATACGGCATAATCATTGTCATTGCACACGCGTTCCAAGGTCGACGCCACGTGGCGCACCGATACGCGCCAGTAGACGTCATCAAGACTCTTGGCATCCACACTCGTAAACATAGTGTCGTCCTCTATCGTGGGCTCTACAAAACGCACAGGCGTCGCGTCTCTTAACGTCCAAATGACGAGACACGCCAATATAAATATTCCAGTACTATAAATGCAACACAGTTGCCAGCGCGGACGCGGTTCATCGCGTCCAAAGGCAGTGCGTCGGCGGCCACAATGTTGTTGTCTCATCCAGCTCGGTGAACGAATCGACCGTATATATACACGGTTCGTCACGTCAGAATCGTGGATGCAATCAGTACCCATCATTGTTCGAGAACCACGGCGCGACTTTAAGCGCGTCAAAAAATATGCCGAAGAATCCAAAAAGGCTTTAGACGAAAAAATAAAAGATTTGGAGGACTTGGAAGGGTCTGACGACGCCCAACTCGCAAAAGCCACCAAGTTAAGAAGAGACTTGAGCGGAAAAGTCGACCCCGACGACGTTCCGAACGCCGTCGACAAGGCCTTGGACCAAAAAGTGTCGTACAATGACATTCGCATGACAAAATACGACTTAGAGCGCCTGGAAAACCTTCGCGCCGACATTCAAGAAGACATTGACGCGTTGAGCGACGATGACATTGACGCATTGCCCGCCGAGACGCGTGACTTTCGCACTCTGTCTATTCGTCAAGTGAAACAGCACATTCACTGCAGTCATGATGTCGACGATGACGATTTGGACCTGTACCACTGGGAACTTCAATCAAGGTCCCACCCGTTTCAAGCCTTTCGCAAAGCAGATGGCTCCATCGTCAAGGGACTCCGCAGCCTCAACCCGTACGCGACCTCCGGACAAGTGCGCCTCGTCTACACGGATAACGACGGCCAAGTGATTTCCAACGTTATTTCGCTCGACAACGTGCGCCGAAACCTGACCCGGGCCGCCAAAGCGGCGTCCTACAGATATCAAGACAACGACCCGACATTCCTAGAGGCCGTGGACAACGTTTGGGAACGCATACTTGGCGAACTGGACGCCTCCGACGAACAAGTCCTCAACCGTACGGCGTCCAGCAGCGTTGGCTTTAGTCTTCGCATTCAACCGTCGCGCGACTACGGACGTCCCATGCGGTTGGACCAAGGCGTGCCTTTCAGTTTGCGCGTGTTTCGCGACCGTGTCCACAAGTTGTACGCACATTTCGATAAATCCGTGGATGACATTCGCGCACTGGACACGTACGACGACATTATTCCTATGGTCGAGTATGTCGACCCGACGATTCGGCTCAACAAAGCCGGTAAGACCGACGCGCTCCGTAAAATTCAGCACGGTAAAAACATGCGCCTCGTGCTGCCACCCTTTGATGATGACTCCAGCGGCGGCGGCAGTGGCAGCGGCGGTGGCAGAGGCAGAGGCAACGGTGCAAAGAGTAGAGTTCCTCCTCGACCTCGCCCGCAGGTCCAGAAGCGTACCCGCGCCCCGAAGCGTCCGCAGCGCTCAAGGCAGGCGGCAAGCGCAGCTCCGGGCGTGTTAACACTGGCAAGCCTTCGAGCAATGGCAAGCAAAGGCGACATTTTGCAGCTCACACCTAACAGTCGTAGAAAAAAGGTACCCATCTATTTCGTCAGGTACTTTGATGATGATATTGAATTTGTCGGGGAAAACGGTAAAAACAAACGTAAAGCGGGCCTGAAACATTACAAGACAAGTGGAAAACCATGGGCTAGCTTCCAGAATGACGACGATGTTATAGGAGACACAACTGCCGAGTCGGAATCACTTCTTGCGGCTGTCATCGCATCGGGACAACCTCTGACGGCGAAATTGCTGGGCGCATTCGGACTAGGCACGAAACAGACAGGTTCCGATAATGATAGCGTGGTGAGCGACGCCAGTGACTTGAGTACTGTCAGTGCAGCTGTGGCCCTCGACAAAAATATGCTTCCAAAACTCCCAGCCAACCCAACGGTGGCAAAGCTAGATGCATATGCACGAGATTTAATCGCCGCTGCAAATTCTCGCAATCTAACAACCAAAGAAGTCGCCGATGTGTTGGAATTACAAGGCATTGACGAAGACGTGCTTCCCGACGATAACAAATCTGTACAAGAATTTGTCAAGACATGGGTCGACACTCAAAAGGGTCTACTTCCCGTGGCTGCACCGGCGTCTGCCCCGTCGTCGTCTGGTGTCGTCCCCGTCGCAATGTTCTGGACAAATAGACCCCTGAAGACCATATTTGACCAAGGTCAGAAGCCCGAAAGTGGCAGAACATACGTCGCGCGCAAGTATGTCGACGCGCGCCGTTACGAATTTCTAGTCGAGCCCACTCAGAACGGCAAAGTGGTCGTTCGCATGCCCGGTAATCGAATTCAAGTGTTCAAAAGTCGCAAAGAGTTCGAAAGTAACAAGAAGATACCAGGAGAGACATTGACGTACTACCAACTCTTTAACCGTAAAAAGGGTGCGGTGACGCGTGTAGAGATTTCACCGGCCGCTGTACGCAGCGAAATCGCCGCGGCTTTGGCGGCCGCGGCCAGTGTTTCCGCCGGCGACGGTGACCTTGTCTTTTTGGCAAACAATCGTCCCGTCGACATGGCCGCCGCCGAAGCGAGATATGATTCGGAAGATATGGCCGTCGCCGTGCACCCAGATGCCCATCTGAGCACATCAGAGTCGGAAACGGAGGAGCCCCTGCTCGCACCGGTGCAGCGTGCGCAGAATGCATCTCAGTATCTGAGTACGTCCGAGTCAGAGTCTGAAGAGGAAGAAGAAGCACCGCGCGGCGACATTACCAAAATGATGTCGTCGATGCCCGCCGAATGGTCGTCCACCGAAGACGAACTTGAATTTGCCGAGTCCTCGGCCGGAGAAGAGGACGACGCTCCCTTTGAAGCGCCAGTGAGCAACACGCTGGAATCTGTGCAGGAATCGTCAGGTCTGGACTTTGCCGCCTCTTCGGCCACGGACACAGCTTCGGAAACGTCCGAGACACCTATCACCGCCTCCTCTGGGTTGGATTTCGCAGAGTCTTCCGCCGTCGAGACGGGTTCCTCGGGCGTGGAGTTTGCGGCATCGTCGGCAGTGGATACGGCTTCGGAAACGTCCGAGACGCCCGTCGTACAGAACGTTGCGAGCTCGTCGGGCGTGGAGTTTGCTGAATCGTCGGCAGTGGATACGGCTTCGGAAACCTCTGAGACGCCCGTCATGCAAGACGTTGCGAGCTCGTCGGGTCTGGATTTCGCTGAATCGTCCGCGGTGGACACGAGCAGCTCTGGCGTCGATTTCGCCGATTCGTCGGCAGTAGAGTTTGCGGCGTCGTCGGCTGTAGACACGGCTTCGGAAACGTCCGAGACACCGGCCATGCAAGACGTTGTGAGCTCGTCGGGTCTGGATTTCGCCGAATCGTCCGCGGTGGACACGAGCAGCTCTGGCGTCGATTTCGCAGAGTCGTCGGCGGCCGAGACAGGAGTGGAATTTGCCGAGTCGTCGGCGGCCGAGACAGAGGACGAAGACATGTGATAATTTAATAAAAAGTACATATAAAGGTTCGTTATTCTAAATAAACATCATGCCTCATAAAATTATGTTAGCGTTCGTTCGAAGCGATAGCGATATCCTCGAGTCGTCGTGGTTGAACAGGGCCGCCGCGTCTCTCGCAAAGACGTCCGACGGCTCGACCCCCTTTATTCACGCCGAGCTGCTGTTCGTACCTCCCGAGGAAACCACCTCCGAAACATCCGAGAGCGTCAACGGCGAAGCAATGAGCATCGTGTACTCGGGCACGGTGCATCTCGAGAAAAAGCGTTTTTCGCGCAAAGAGTGGTTTTTTCGCTCCATGGAGTGCACCAAAACACAATACGAGTCTATGTTGGAATTCGCACGCGAGCATAAAGGAGAAGGCTTTAATCACATGGGTTATTTTATGTTTTGGTCACCGTTGCGGCCGTCGCCCATGTTTTACACTTGGTTGGGGATGAAACCGCGCTGGTTTTGTTCCGAGATTGTGGTGTCGGCGCTGAAACACGGCGGTCTGCTGGCGGATGACGTGACACCGAGCATGCACCCAAACGAGTTGTACAAGCTCGTGCAAGGAAACTCCATGGCAGACTGTGGTCGCAATCTTAAGAGTGTCACGTTAAGCTTTGTTTGAGATGCCCCGAACGACGGAGACGCGCCATACGCCCCACGCCGCGAGAAAACACCCCACGTAGAAACACGCTTGCTGTATGCCATTTAGCGTGGCCATGTTGTCATAGACCACAATCCCCGACAAAATGGTGAAGAGAAACCACGCCGTTTGGTACACGAGAATACAGTAGGACGCGTCGTATTTCGCAAAGGCGCGGTTGAGCCACGCAATGTGCACGACGACCGAGCTCGCACACAAAAGGATGGCGGCTACGAGCACGTCGTAACGCACGGTCAGGCGGTGCTCTTCCATGGCATTTGAGATGGCATACGCGATGTACTTGCCCATGCATACGTTCTGGGCCCCTAGTGCGCCGGCGATGAACGGATATCCGAAGCGCTCCAGTTTTCTGGACAGCTGGGCGTAGTGGAGAACACGCTCGAGTACCATGAATATGCACCAATTGGCCACAATGTAGACGCAGCTTTTGGTGCGTTCGATGAGTTTGGGCGGCGGCACGGTGGACTCGGTGCCAACATTGACGGAAATGGCCAGAAAGCATCCAACGACGACCCAGCCGACGGCGACCCATTCGTCGCGTTCCAGCGACTCGCTCAGAATGATACGCGTGACAAATAAATTAATAATAATGCTCAGGCACCCAAAGACCCCGACTGTCGATGGTGTCAACCACGTGAGAGCGAGAAAGTCGAGGGTCGAGGCCGCGGCGGATAGGAAAAGCGCCAAGACAAAATACGGTCGACATAGTACGTGTGTCGTCAGGGGTTGCTTGCGACGTATGCGACACGTGCGCGGGTCTTCAAAATGCGTACTATGTTGGGCGAGTTTTTGAAAGTTCATTGAAACCGAAGATGAGATGGAGGCCATGAGTAGCAAAATGTAACCAACAACCTCAAATACAATCATAAAACATAAAAGAATACAGTTGTGTTTATATATATCAAAACATAGAATCCAATCTATCTTGGCCTCGGCGCACGTGGCACGCGGCGCACAAAGCGACCATGTCTTAACATATTCAGCACCACGTGCCATGAAAACGGCTGGCGACAAGCATGGCACAAATTCATGCAGTATTCCCCCATTGTATCCCAGTCGTTCGCTTGAAAGTGTGCCCTCGGAAAGAATTCGCGCACGCGCCGGTGAAATTGAATCCAACTGTGGGCCGTGGACAAGTCCATGACATCTGCCAACGTCCACTTTACGGGTTCCACGACACAAAGTCGAATATCCACGACGCACATGTTCTCCATGAACGCAAGGCAAGCAGGTGGCGGCCATGAATCCATCGCTTCTTCCAGCCTCTCATAGTCCAAGTCGCGCAATTCGGACGGGTCGACTTCCTCGACTTCCTCGTCCGACGATGGTTCCCACTCGTCCGATTCTTCAGGGTGATACGCCATGGCCCAAAGTTACCACGAATATACGTCTCTTAATTTGTACTACAAATACAACACTCGAATATTTATTAAAAAATATAATCGTAGCATATGAAAGATATATCGACGGATGTACTTCTATTGCTCATAGAATATTTTTCGTTGGTCGACCGTTACAGATGGTCGCAAGTCGCGCGAAGTTTCGTCATTCGGAGCGACGAGTGGCCCGTCATCGGTCGTCGCTGTTTTAAACTAGCCAACGCCACGCGTGACCGCATTCGGCGCCTCTGTGCGCGCGACTTTGACGCGTCGTTGCTGGTGGAAAAGCGCCCGGCGCATCTGTGGTCGACGTACATGGGCGAACCGCTGCGTCTTTTTACGCCCTGGTGCAGTTTGCGCCACAGCGGGACCACGGACCGCTGCCTGTACTTTCACGTACACGACGACGAATTCGTGCGCACGCTGCGCACGTGGGCCTACGACTACGGACTTGGTGTCGCGCATGCATCGCGACGCCATGTCAAGCTTTGCATATGGGTGCAGCGGCGCAAACGCCTGATGTCCATTTATCGCACGCACCACGGACGAGTGCAGCGCCGCGCACTGCATGCACACATGGCGCGACGCGCCATGGGGACCAAACGCGGCCTGACGCGGGCCATGGTGGAATTTAGGATTTGGAAGGACGACATTCGGCCGTTTGTGCGCCACCTGGAGTTTCGCGACGTTTGACACGCACATATCTGCGTTTTGACGTCTGTTGCGTGTTTTGCGCGGGCGCATCGCGTGTTCGTTTGACAGAGGCAGTCCCTTGGAGTCCCGACCAATATTGGACAAGGTTATTCATGTTTGTCACGGGTTGCGACATTTTATGTCCATCATCGTTGGCTTAAATACGCCTCTCCGGGAGTTCTTGCACGGGGACGCGTTCGAAATAGTCGGAATCTTTGATAAAGCACCGGTGTGCCAATTTGTGCAGGGAAGGATGCGTGACGGCGAGTCTTACGACGATAAACGTGGCAACGACATCAACACTATATTGATATCGCGATGTCAGGATAAGGGCGGTCGTCAGCACGACCCACGCGCGCGAAACCGTCCACGTGGCCCACGACCAGCAGCGCGAGGTGACGAGGTCGTCGGTCAATTGTACAAAAATAAGAAGTTGGGCCAAGTCGGACGACCACAACATATTGCCGCACGTTCTTAGCGGATAACGCCAAAATATCCAGGACGTATCTTCGCCGCGTGGAATGTCGTACGTCTCCAAACAATTCGGCGTCGAGTCGGGAACAACCGTCATAAGTTGCGCAATGGCAAACGACGGGACGAGTACCATTTCGGCAGTTACGACGCGCGTCAGTTGTTCGTGCGTACCCACAAAACACCACAAAATAGACGCCAACCCTACCCATCCAAAGGTACACACGTCCACAAGGTCGCGCACGGTAAACATATCTTGCGCCGGAAGTTCGTGGCCGCCAAACCAATCGATAAATAGACTATCGTGCAACGGGGCCATCGAGGTGCCATTTTTAGCATAGACCGTCTGGCGCCAAGAAATCACATTGGACAACACGACATTCAGATACACGAGAACGACACATATAAACAGACAACGGAACCAACGAAAGCGTTTCATCATTATGGATTTTGAAAACATACTATATACTTTATTTTGATAATGTAAATCCATGAATTCTACGTCCAATACGACGTCCGCCGTAACAGAGAGCGACCCATGGGTCGAGTCTGGCGCTTTAGTATATGTCGCTATTACAGTGGTTGTCAGTGCGGCCGTCATTATGTGCTGCAGTTGGTTCCTGGTGCATAATGAAACAACGAAACGCTGCTGCGAGACCTATTGCGGGCGCAAAAAGAGATACACAGAAGTCGACGACGACGACGAAGAGGAAATCGAACTCAACGGCACGTTTGATGGCGACACGTTTGAGGAAGCAGTGTCCAAAAATGAAACAGAAACCTTTGAAGATGAGCACGGAAAGCTTGAAGACGACACGAGTGCGTTCACCATCGACGATGCGAGTTCATCCGGGGCAGAAGACGACGACGAGTTAATCGCCGCCGCTGTGTAGTTCCTTTATTTCATTCAACGCGGCGTATATCGCCTTTAGTATTGGTTCCATGCGCGTTGCAAGCGTTCGCACCGTCTTCTCTTGCGACACTGGAAGTAGTTCGGTGTGCCATTCGTGTACCTGTTGTATCTGTTGATAAAGTTCGTCCATGAGTTTTGTTGTGTCACGCGGCGGTAGATAAGATCCGTTTATTAAAAAAGGTATTTAATGTGTTTATTTCCTGCATATGTATGGACATTCACGTCTTTGTTCTATCGACCATGTCTGCGGACATGACTCGACAAAATCTCGAAGGATACGGATATACTTTTGACACGCGTCCTTCCATTCAAAAATTCCGATGGACACCTGCTCACCGGTCCGGTGTCACCGTCTGCCTCTGGATATGTACCATGCATCCACTCTGCACGGCTCTTGCCGCCTCACTCGTCCCTTACATGGACGCGTGTATATTATGGTACCACGACCACGACGCCATGTCTTGTATGCGCGTGGAAGGGGGCATGCGCCTGCTGCAGCAAAAGGGCGTGCCTTTGTCTATATTGGCGTCGGTGACCCCGCGCGTGGAGCAGAGTCATGCGTCGCGCGTGCGCCGGCACTTTGACGAACACGGGTTTGAGTACCGGCGCATTACGGGAACGTTACTAGTCGCCTTAGATACAAGTCTAGACACGTACATGTCGACTGCAAAAACATTAGTTTAAAAAAAAAAGTCATTATCCTTTACGAAGTACTGCATGAAAGGTTGTGTTACGCTGATGTCCTCGTCCTATATTCTGAGTCAACGTGCCCATGAATGATTTTTCTATCAGCCACCCGTTATGAATAGCCCATTCCACGATTTCGAATACTGTGGCTATGACGGTGCCACACCCGCGCACCGATAGTTTGTCCACGTCGTCTCCAATTTGACGAATATAATGCTGCGCCTCGTCGTCACGTCGCACCGTGAATTCCACCATGGTCGTCGCTTTCGAAACCACCACTTTCAAAATCGCCGTCTTTGTCTCCGACGCCTCGATGTTGACCTCGACTTTGTGTTTGCGCCGACGGAACACGTCACAGGCAAAAACGAGCGCCGTTGCCTTGGACGCTGGCATGGTCGCCAAAAAATGGTTGCGCGTGGACAACACCTCGTTAATTTTGTCGACCCACGCTTGCTTATTCATAATGTTCTTGTGAGCAGGAATCTATATAGTCTATTCATGCAAATGCGGTGTGGATTGCTTCTCCGGACGGGTCGAGGCATTTCTGGAATTTTTCGTGCCAGGTCGATGCGTCGCCCGTGGAACATGCGATAGAATCGGCCGAAAAAAGTACCGTCTTTTCTGAATCGCGCTGAGGAAATTGGGCAGCAAACAAGTGGCGGTACCAGTACGCCTCTTTGGTAGTGGGCGTGTTGTGCGGAAAACGCCGCTTGGCACGTGTCATCATGTCGTCCGAGACGAATTGTTCGGCGTGTGCCTTGAGCGCCATGATGTGACCCGCGCCGACGGCATCGGAAAATTGCGCCTTGGTGCGGTCGACGACACACGCGGGAATACGCCGGCGAAACACGTCACGCAACCACCATTTTTCAGGACGTTTGCCCTCGGGATGGGTGCCAGATAATTTGTAGCGCGGGTGCAACTGATTCATCGCAAAGTCGACCACCGCACGGTCTAAAAACGGCACGCGCGTCTCGACGCCCCAGTCTCCCATTGATTTATTGGCACGTGCGCAATCGTACGAGTGTAACTGCTCGATTTTGCGGACGCATTCGTCCACCATGTGGCGTTCGGACGGGCAGTACAGGTTATACAGGTACCCGGCAAAAAGCTCATCGGAACCCTCACCGCTCAATACCATTTTGATGCCACGGCGCCGAATGGCACGTGCCAGTAGCCACATGGGTGTCGATGCTCTGATTGTGGTCACGTCGTACGTTTCGACGGCTCGAATAACCTCAAGGACTGCCGCGACCGCTTCTTCCACCGTGTATATGACTGAAGTGTGATGTGTGCCGAGCTCATTCGCCACCTGTTCAGCCCAGTGGACGTCCGGGGAATCCCGAAGCCCCGTGCAAAAAGTGTGCACGCGTGGGTAGTCAGGCCTTTGTGTAGCAAGGCGACAAGCGAGCGCTGCAACAATGGTGGAATCGAGTCCGCCTGAGAGAAGAACCCCCCACGGCACGTCGCCAAGCGTGATGCGCTTTTGGACGGCAGCAGTCATGATTTGCACGAGTCTGTCGGCGTCGGGAAGCACCAGTGACAAATCGGCCCATGGGTTGAACGGTGGGGTCCATGCGGTAAAGGTCGGCGCACTTCCGACGGCACATTCCGTGGAATACCCTGGTGGTACGACTTTGGTCGCCATGTTTGCCGGAATGGCCGCCAAAAGCGACGAAAAACACATGCCGTCTTCTCCCACGCCCATGTACAGGGGTGTGACGCCAATTGCGTCGCGGGCCACGATGAACGTTTTGCGTACCTTGTGGTAGGCCACAAAGGAAAAAATGCCGTCCATATGACACGGCGCCAGGGGTCCGTGTTTCTCGAGCAGGGGTGGTACAATGTAGCAATCCGTCGTGTTTTCACACACTCCGGCGTTGTATATTTCACCGTTGATGACGAGAACCCAATCTTTCCACAGAATGGGCTGTGGTCCGGCCTCGGGCTGTACAATGGACAGTCGGGTGTGTCCCATGAACACGTTGTCTCCGGCCCACGTGCCGGTTTCGTCGGGGCCGCGGCGGCGTAGTGTGTCGAGAGACGGCACGGTCGAACCGAAGAGTGCTAGAATACCACACATGCGTTTTATAAAAAAATCACAAACTATTATAGATGTTTTCGTGTATGTATTGGATTTTTTATGTGGTACAAGTGACTAGTTTTTTGGTCGGAGGCGCAGTATCGTCATCACTGCTGTCACGCATGCGTTTCTTGCGCATGGCCATTTCTTTCACAAACGTATTGGGATACTGTATGGGCGGACGTGCATAGGTCTCGGCGCCAATGCACTTTTGCATAGTCTCTGTCGGCGTATCTACCGCTTTGCCGATGCGTTTACTCAGACGTTTCGCGACGTGTTCGTCAATGTCGCAATCGATGCTGTACCCAGAGCTCTTGCGCGTATTGGCCGTCTCTTCGGGGGTCTGCGTAATCCAACGCGACGTTGACGTGTTCCACAGTACGTTATGATAGTCCAGGCCCTTTCCACCGGCAGTACGCTCGATGACTTTGAAGGCGTGGTACCACTTGGGCCCAAGTAGCGTGGCCGTGATGAGCCGTTTATTGTCGGAATAGGCGTGCGTTTCCGCCGCGAGCGTATCAAACACGCTGTCGGAGCTGTCGCAGGCGTGGGCGAGGATGTGGTGCATATGGATGAACACCCCTTCGTGCGTAATAATGCACGACGTATGCTGGCGCTCACTGCCCGAGTCATTGGGAACGGGGTAGTTGTCTGTCGCGACGTCTGCTCCGACCGTCTTGGGTCTGAAATTGCGGCACCGTATGGTGTGTCTCGTCATACGATTCAGAAAGTCTTCAATGTTATTCGTCGAGGTGCGGCCCTTTTCAATGGGCATGCGCGAACTGACCTTTTTGGCCAGTTGGCGAAGGCGCGGCAGCTTGAGGTAGTTGCAGCCGGTTTCCTGGTTTGGCGTGCACGTCGTCGGGTTGGCCTTTTCCATGAGCCAAATGGTATTGAGAATCTTGTGTTCAATGGGTGACCGAAACTGGTCGGCAAGCAGCGACAGGGTAAAGATGACCATTTCCTCCGTCACGCGCAAGTACGGCTCCAAACTGGGCACGTGCTTTTCCTCAAACTCCTCGCCGTAGTGTTCACCACCGGGCATGTTAAACACAGTTTCGATGGCCGTCACGATAGCCTGATTGCGAGCGAAAATCTTGACGCGTTCCCAGTCGCGCGGCCCGGGTCGAATAATCGAGTTCTTCGACATTTTGGATTTGAACCGTGGGATGAGAATGTTGCAGGCCGTCGTATCCACGTCGCGAATGACACCGCACCAAATGTTTTTCTCCACGAGAAAAACACGGTACTGTTCCTCCATACCTTCGCGGAACATGCGCTTGCGATGTGCCTTGTCCGCAGTTGACATCATGCGCTCGCCATTCATACAGTCGTCAATATCGCGACCGGGGCGGCGCTGCTGCTCGAAATTGCCCCAAAAGAAGCGCGTCTTGAGCGCCTCTTCGACTTCGGACGGTGGGTCGTTGGTCGCCCCCATCCAGACGCCAACGCACTCGGATTTGGTGACGCGTGACGACCGTTTGCCGGTGGCTTCGTCCATGCACCAGGTCTTGCATGTGACCTCTTGGCGCGTGAGCTTTTCTTTGAACATCGCCTCCTGACTCGAGTCGGCGTTGGGGTTCTTGGACGTGCGAAACATCCCAGGCGGTGCCTCGTGACACACGGTACAGACGTCGTTCTTGTTGCCGTCCACGGCGTCCGATTTGCCCGTTTGATAGCTGAGCACCTCGACCGAACCAGGAATTGACATCCACTCCATCAACTTGAACAGAAACGACTTGGATGTCGCACCGTCGCCGGCCTGGAAGCAGTTGAAGTGCAGCCCGAAGTCGCGCCGAAAGGCGTCGTAGCGCGCGTGTTGGACCAGGTACATCATGCGGTGCGCGGTGGAGATGAGATAGTACTGTTCGTACCCCTCCATGAGAGCAATCACACGGTTGGCAAAGACGCTGAGGGTGGGGTCTGTGATGACGTGCTCGATGCTCATGGCGTTTTTCTGGCGCCACATGAGAATTTTGGACCCGACCTCCGAAATGCAGGCATCTGGGTCCAAACACTGCGTGTCCATTGCGCGACAGGCCCAATCCTGGTAATCGACGTACGCCTGCTCATACGCTTCTGTACCTTCCAGAGGAGCACACGTCGCCATATAGGTCGCCTTGGCCTGTGTGGCCAGCTCGCTGAAAGCCGAACGGTCTGCCATACCCTGCAGACGCGCACGCTCGATATCTTGCGGCGTGCGAACGTCGTACTCGTTCTGGCAATCGGGGTCATAATTGTTTGTACCGAGGACCTTGGGCGGCAGTGCCTTTTGCGTCTCAATCCAGAGCTGGAAATCGGGCAAATACTTGGCGCAAAAGACCTTGGGGTGTAGCTGCGCCGGAGTCAGGCGCAGCACGTGCTTGTCACTGCAAAAAAAGAGCTGGCTCACCGGCATGCCGACATCGCCTATCGTGTAGTTGGTACGCTGGCAAAAAGCCGGGTCGGCCGTTTCGGGCGTGGCCTCTAGGGCGCGCTCCAAATTGAATACCGATTCTGGATGGGCGGCGTTCTGAGGGTCGCTTATCGATATTTTGGGATTGAGAATGGCATCGAGACGGTCCGTAAAGTCTTGGGACTTGGAGTAGCGGTCGCAAATGGTACGCACGTACATTTCCATACCCTGGACGCGCATCCACTTTTGGTAGGATTGTAGCCCAGCAATAGGGTCAGTTTTGCGCGAGTTTTGTTTGCGCGTCACCGACTCGTGGTGCATCTGTTGCGTTTCGTACAGCATGCTGGACAGCGCTACGCCGAAATTAACCTTGGGGTGCAGCGACACGGCGTGAATTCGGTAAGCCACGGCGTTGTCGGGCAGAGTCGCCGACGGTATCCATTCGAGCCATGCCTTCATGTACGGAAACACGTCGACTTTGGTCAGCGCGTCGTCCTCCAGATTGGCCGTACGGTACAGCATCTGCAGGAACAACTGCAGTGTGATTTCGTCATAGCGGGATTCCAGCTCCGTGTGGCGCACATCCGAAAACAGCGACGCGGCCGAACGGAGCATGGTTCGCGGTACGGTATAGCAGGCGTAACTATGAATCGTATCACTTGGGTTAGACGGAACTTGAATTTGACCCTTGGAACGGGAGTGAGTATTATGGCCCCACATTGCCAACGGCTCCATAGTAGTGGTTGACATTCTGAGTTTATACTATCTGACAGCCAAAATATTTTTGGCGGAACATATGCGAAAAACAAGATAAAATCCAGTTTCAAAAGTTAGGAAAATAGATATTTAAATTTTATAGGAATAGAAAACCCTATGGATTTTACTCTACCGGCCCTGAGACAGGAAAGTTTTACGAGATGGTACAACAAAAAACTACCTCGCGACGACGACAAGGACGAACGCGTCGTTTATCCAGGAGTCAAACTACAATGCAGCACAAGGTCACGCGACCTACGGTCGCAAGTCAACGCCGAAAACGTCTTCATTACACACGTCAAAGGCACAAACAAGTACAACCACAAGGTCCTGGGTTCCAATAACGTATTCATACAGCTGCCCAAACGACTATATTCGCATTGCTTTCGCAACATCAACATTCACAGCATTCCCGACAACAATCGCATTCGCGTGCGGCTCACAGAAACCACCACGGTCGTCCTGCCCTTTATTCCGGACGACTTCGTCGCTCAAAAGCGGTCCAAGCGCAGCAGCGGCTCAAGAGCCGTACGAGCGCGAAAACACGATAAAAAGCAAAAAACAGAACACGTGCCCGTCGATTCACTTTACACCGGGTGGGTCTCCCACGTCATGGCCCCAGCCACCGAACTAGGCGCCGACAACGCCATCGATAGTTTCACACTGTTTGCCTACATACGCAGCGTCGTTGAAAACTACGAGAGCTCCATCGAAACAAGCGTGCCCAACCCCTTTGCCAACGCCAGAACTATCGAAGAGATACACGACGACCCCAACAAGCAGCAAATTCTAACACACCTCATACAATTTGTCCACCACTACGCCAAACACTTTCTATAGGCTCGGCAAAGGCGGGACACACGGCAAGACGGGCTCCACGTGCGCCTGAAAACGCCGCCACTCGCGGCGAGCCTTGCGAAGTGTCGAACAGCGTGCGTGCAGCGTCAAATCGTCAAACTCGAGCTGTTCCGTCCAGTACACAGCCTTCCAGAAAGCGTCCCGGGCGGGCTCGCACCACAAATAATACCAGACACTACCATACTCACCATGTTTTAATACATAGCTATAGGCATCCTCACACGTAGCGGTTTGTACAGACCCGCCGCGGTGGCGTAAAAAAGCATCGTACGACATTGTCACACATAATTGAACTTTTATATTTTATTTTCGTACAGTATATAACCACTATCTTGTGACACGATGCTCTATTATGGATACATTATTACCCGGGGTAAACGGGCGGTGGCCATCCAAACCAAAGAAGGGTCCCAATACTACGCCCTACTAGAAGACGTTGCGCCTCTGGTACTCGAGGAGACTTGGACCACCGTCTGCTTTCGAGTCGACCGCACCAAGTGGGAAGGTAGGACACATTCGGGCCCACGGTACCATGCCTACGATGTCGACTTTGTTCACTTTTAAACAGCCCTCGCGAGATTTTTTTTTCAGCCGCCAAAAGTTCTTTCGCCGATAGAGAACCTACGGTTCGAAAAGTTCAGCCGTCGCCAGATTTTTTTTTTCAGCCGCCAAAAGTTCTTTCGCGAATAGAAAAAATCTCTTTCGCGAATAGAAAAGTTGAGCCCTCGTGAGATTTTTTTTTCAGCCGCCAAAAGTTCTTTCGCCGATAGAGAACCTACGGTTCGAAAAGTTCAGCCGTCGCCAGATTTTTTTTTCAGCCAAGAGGTCAAAAGTTCTTTCGCCGATAGAGAACCTACGGTTCGAAAAGTTCAGCCCTCGCGAGATTTTTTTTTCTGAGGATGGTCAAAAGTTCTTTCGCCGATAGCTATCGCGGAAAGAAAAGTTCAGCCGTCGCCAGATTTTTTTTTTCCGCCGAGGTGCCAAAAGTTCTTTCGCCGATAGCTATCGCGGAAAGAAAAGTTCAGCCCTCACCAGATTTTTTTTTCTGAGGATGGTCAAAAGTTCTTTCGCCGATAGCTATCGCGGAAAGAAAAGTTCAGCCCTCACCAGATTTTTTTTTCTGAGGATGGTCAAAAGTTCTTTCGCCGATAGCTATCGCGGAAAGAAAAGTTCAGCCCTCACCAGATTTTTTTTTCTGAGGATGGTCAAAAGTTCTTTCGCGAATAGAAATGTTTTCTATCGGCGATAGAAAAGTTCAGCCGCCGCATCGTCTGTAAACAGACCGAGTCGCCCAATGCACGTATATAACACGCGATACCCTTTCATACGTATGTGTGACGAAGCATTGGTCATCGTCACGAACGTTGTGTTTAGCGTGGCGTCTCTCACTATATGTCTGTACATACATAGAATACATACTTCGTTCACTCCCGCGGGAAAGCGCTACGTAGGCATCTCCTTTTTCTATCTTTGCGCACTGTGCACTGTCCTCGTGTTTCAAGTGGAGTCCACGTGTTCGATGGCGTACATCAACTGGGGCGCAGTTTTATTCGCACTGTGGCTGTGTTTATGTGTGATAGAAACGTGCACGTACGCGACAAGATGTAAAGAATAAACTTAAACGGGTATAGATATATTCATAGTAGTATAGTCTAGTGTGATTTCGTCTCCCGGCTGCAGGTCGCACCGCGCGTGCAAAGAGTATCCGTCAAGCTTGCAAGACGGCGTGCACGAGTGATTGATGAAGCGCCCGTAATAGTCATCAAACGCCGGAACGCGCGCGCCATAATGTACGTCGAGCTTACACACCTGGTCACCTTTGGGCACGTGGCAGTTTGTGAAGAGGCCAAGACCGTGGAGACGCGACCGACAAACTCTTAACATGTGCCCATGGGTCGCGTCTCATTTATAGTCACTAATTCTGGCGCGTGGTCGCGGTAGTGGGACCAGGGCACGTTTTTGTCGTAACGATATCCTTCTAAGTCTCCCCAGTACGTCATAACATGATACGCGCCGCGTATGCACAGCAGAGCACTGGTCACGCACTGCGCCGGTGTTTCCGAGCCGTCGGACCGCGGCACAACAATGTTATTCGACGGCTGGAAGGGTCTTTTGAGCACGTGCACGTTCATGGAAGCGAGGTCGGCGACCATGGAATAGATAGAAGACACTTGGCAATGATAGTGATGACATGACACAATATAGCATTGCCTGGGGGGTGGTAGATATTTGTAGGTAAACCAACGTGGGTTTTCCACGTGTCGGTCACACACCATGCACGTATGGGTCGCAATGAAGGACTGTGCGCCCGCCAGGTCGAGTTCGTACGGTTTTGTCGCCACGATGTCACGCGCCTCGCGGCTTAACAGCCGTACGGTGCTCCATGCCGGTAAGGTACCTAGGTAGTCTAGCTGAATCGAAACCGCAATGTGAATGTCCATGGTGTGAACTTGTAGAATTGGTCAAGAGTACAGGCTCCTATGTGCAACATAATCCGTGTATAAATATGTAGTACGTATAGCGATAGGATGTTTCGTACATTTGAGCCTTCCGAATTCGATATGGGCGGTGGCCCATATCGCAGACAACTGAAAGACGCCTTGGCCAAAAACGAAGGTGGGCTGGTTTCTATGCTGGATGAGCATTTTCAGCGGTGGGTAGGCTGCGATACGACAGACATAAAGAAAGCAATCGTTCGACTGCGCGGTGCGTCGTCGGAACCGGCGGCTCGCGCGGCTCGCGTGGCCGAAAAAACACTTCGGTGGCGTCGAAAAATGCGCCGGTTGATATCTCAAGAAGTCGCCGATGTGACCGGGTCGGCCGACTTTGTCGGTGCAATGAAGCGGTTTCATCGGTCGCGCATAAGGCCAGAAACGTTATTTCGGGGGTATTTTTTGTTGGCGCGCATGGAAAACGCCACGTCGGAGCGTTTGGAGACAGCTTTAGACCTGGCCGAGGCATTGGAAGGCCATGAAAAATACTCGGGGTTGGCCCCAGATGAATATACGCTCGATTTTTTGCAGTCGCATTTGGTCCAAGCAGTGTCGCCGACCATGTTTGACTTTTTGGATTTGTACAGTGCGGCCTTTGACATTGAGATGAAGACGATGATTTATTTCGCGGAAGTCGCAGTGGTGTCTCGTGCGACTGTCGATTTTCCACCAAGCATTGTCGCAGCGGCCTGTGTGTTTTTATGCAATGCGACTCTGCAAGTCGTGCCTTGGTCGCCCGCGTTGCAACATTTTTCCACCTATGCCTATGGCAAAGTGGTTGGCGTGGCCGCTCACATTGTTCGAAAAAGCCACACCGTGAGTGTACTCGCGACAAAAAACAATATGTTGGCGTTTGGCGTAGATTATTTTCGCCAAATTACAAGCATGCCAAAGGTGACATCTGACGGAGTACACATTAAACATTTAAACACTCTGAACAAAGGCAAACCCATCTCAAAAGGTTCTTACGGCACTGTGTCGAAGGCAATGTGCGATGGTAGTCCATGTGCCGTAAAAGAAATGAATATGCTCACGATTGTTTCGTATGTGCGTGAAGTAAGCGCGCTGATACGCACGAAGTCTAAATTCGTCAACGAATTTATAAAATACACAATCGAAAAAAACCATGGCATAATTGTGCTGGCGCTGGCCAGTGGAAGTTTGATGGCGTGGCTCAAATCACCCATCGGCACGAAACAGCGTCAGACGTGGATGGCGCAGCTCGTTTCGGGCCTCGACTATTGTCATGACCGTGGGATTATGCACCGCGACATAAAACCCGACAATCTCCTGATTATGAACAACGGGCGGTTATGCTTGGCGGACTTTGGCATGGCGCGTACGTTTTACCCTTCCCAAAGAGGGCGAACCTACACGCTCATGGTCGTGACACGATGGTGGCGTGCGCCCGAGCTGCTGCTGGGCAAAGAAGCCTACGACGAGACCATAGACTATTGGTCGACCGCGATTGTGTTGGCGCAGATGGTCCATCCTGCGATACGTGGATATTTTCAGGGTGATTCGTCCTGGGGACAGCTGTTGTGCATCTGGAATCTCTTTGGCACGCCGTCTGTGGACTCTTGGGCGGGACAATTGCCCGCGTACAATCCGGCATTTCCAAAATGGCGCCCCAACAATAGACTGTACCGTACGTTTGTCGACGACGATTTGACGCGAGCCACCGATGTGCAAAAGCAGGTCATTTTAGGACTCATGAAGCCCAACCCGGCGGAACGCATGTCTCTTCATGTGGCCAAAGACCTCCTCAACGCCCCATCAGCGCCAGCTCCCGTAGAGAAAAGTAACTCGGCGGGAAACGCCGCGGTACCGGCAGACGCGTAGACGATACGACGCGTATTCCCGCACTGCGAGGTACGCACACGACGCACGGAAAGGTCGTATTTTCGATATTTTTTGCAACGAGAATGCGGCACCCGTGTTGGGCCGATGTGGATACAAGGATACCTTCGACGGCAACAGTGGCAAACAAGGGACGGTCAATGCGGACGCGCATGCCTGGGAGTGTTTGAGGAGGATAAACGTACGATAAAATATGTCGGCGTAGCTCGGAAATGTCGAGTGCTGTACACTGCATATATATAAAAAAAAAGTTTGTATTTATACTTTTTGTAGACTACCGCCCATGCCGGCGTGATATGCGCAATAGTAGTACAATTGTCTCGGTGTTTTGTCCGTCACTTTGAGCGTGAGCGTATTTGTCGTACGTGCCACCTCGTATGCGGTTCCACCGGAATGCACGCCGTCTTCTGCCAGGGACAAGTAAAACGGGTGATTTGGAATGCCGGAAATGTCAAACGTATATGTAACGCCGTCTTGTACGTGTACTACGTCTTGCCTCGTGCCATTGAGAAGGTACTTTCCGTGTTCTGCAGTGACTTCGTACCGGACCATTTGAACCAAATTAAATCAGGTTAAATAGTGACTTATCGTACTATAAAAAGCGGAGCGTTGACAGTAAATGTCAGAGAAGGGCCACGAGCTCGAGCTTACGGATGACCAGCGCGAAGAAGTGCGCTCACTGTTGTCGAAATTCGGCGGCAAAAAGACCAAAGAGAAAAAACGCCGTCAAATTCGCGAACAAGAGGCCAAGAAGAGCGACCCCGACCCGTTAGAAGAGTCGCCTCCGGGTACGACCATCGAATGGGACCAATTGACACCAAAGACGCGCCGCTATGCGTTTGTGCGCGAAACGTACGTGATGTTTGTGCCGTACATCTTGGACCAGATTCCGCTGACGATGGAGACGTTGAACCAGCGATTGTCGGAGATGGGTCTGGTGGCGTCCTCGCAAAACAGCGCGCTCACGGTGTGTGCGGTGGCGCAGGCCGACCCGGTGCGCGTGCTTCATATACAAACGGAACCGTCCTCAAACGACATGTTGCGCGTGACTACACTTCGGTACATCGTGTAGTGGCCAAATGCGCGCCGATGTGGCGTGTACCAGCGCGGCGGCACAGATGCTCACGAGGGCGAATATCCACCCTACGGGTTTGTCGTACTCGCAGTACCAGTAGGGCAACTTTCCAGAGATGGACCGCCCACCGGCGCCGACGTAGGCGATGAGAAACAGGTTGTACAAAAACGTATACAGCACTGGTTTCCATATGGCGTCGGCGCGCACCGACTGCACTTCGTCCAACATGGCGAGGGCGTTAAATCCGTGCGTGACGAGAATAAACACGCTGTTGCGCGGCTTGGGCCCGTGAATGCGCGTCGGAGCGATGACCACCCAAAAACCGACACAGACGACGATGGACGGGGCGAAGACAATGTCGAAGAGATGTTTTTTCCAGGGCGCGGCGCGCGTATGACCTGCCTTTTCGAGGACGGCGGCGGTAAAGTAGAGTATTTCGAGGGAAAAGGTTTGGATGGTATAGTAGATGAAGATGAAGTGGTGTTCGAGATACAAGTCGTACGCCAACACGATGAGAAATAAGAGGAGCCAAAAGTGGCGTCGTTCCATAAACATGTTTCTATTTTTTTGTTTATATACTAAAGAATACAGTACCCCCAGCGTGCATCCTCGACAAAGGCGCGCAAGGAGGTGAGTGCGCCTTTGAGTAGTTTGTCGACGCACGCGGGCAATTCAGTGTCTACAAAGTGTTGGAATTTTTCAGGGGGCACGCGTGGCGGGTTGTCGGGCCCAGAGCCCATGAAAATGCTTCGGACGTCGGGTTCTTGGAACAACGCAAAGAGTAGCAGGCCATGTTTGGCGACTCTGTCTGAGCCCTGCTGCGTTCGTGTCAACATATTTTTGAGACGCACCGAAATGTGTTCCTCGCCGTAACGTTGCTGTATCCTCGCTGCGATTTGTCCACACACGTCGTCGAGTGTTTTTGTTTGGGTATTGACAAACAAATGATAGAGTAAGTCGCTTTGCTCTCGGGCAAGCTCAATCGGAGCCATTTTGGCATACATCGTCATGGCGTGAACTGTGATTCATAGAGACTCGCCGATGTAGATCCGTTGCAACGCGCTGGATTTTTTATCAAATGTGTCTATAAACACATTTATGGGCGGTATTATATGGCTGCGTCCTACGATGTTTTCCGCACGGTGTTTCGGTTCATGGTGCGCAGCCACTTGGACCGTGCATATATTTCCCACGTGGACGAGCAGCTGAAAAACAACGATGCGTCGGCGGAAACGCGCCAGTTGATTCATAATGTGCGCGAGTTCCACGGCATGCGCAGTCATCTCATTCAATGTGTGTATGAAGCCCTTGGTGGCGATTCTATTGCGGCGCAGTTTCCTTCGTGCTCGGGGTTGCAGCAGTTTAGCTCCGTGCCGTCAAAATCCACGTGTGCCATATCTGGAAAGTCCATTTCGGGAAGTCAGGGTATTCTTCTAATTTTGCACCTGCACGATGGGAAGTTAGTGCCCTACACGGTCCATGCCCGGTTCAAACGGCTATTGAACAGCGTATGGTTTCTGGTCCACGTTCCAAAGGAAATCATGATGTCCGTCAAGCCGTGGCTCGAGCATCAGACATGGTGGCGAAACAAGGCCATTGCCGATTACCGGCAAGTTGTGGAACGCATCGTGTCTCACGGAGACGAAGCCTTTGTGAAACGGTGCTACGTAAAAATCAAAGAAGTGGGCACCAACATACAATCCGACCAACGGCTCGTGGCAACCCCTATAAAATAGGCGCTGGCAATGCCGAATGCGATGGGTCGTACGCATCGCGCCCTACTTTGGTTGGGTTGCTCTTTGGCTCTCGTTTTTTTGTCCTAGTGTCGTGCGCGAACAAATTCTGGCCGTCGTGTCCATTTTGTGCACGTTTGTGGAACCCAGCGCGCTCCATGTCGTCGTAGCGACGTTTATTGTGGTGTACTTTACCCAAACGGGCCATCGTCCCGAGGCTTGGGCCGCCGTGGCGCATCATATTATTATAGGGTTGTCTGTGCTCGTGCAGTATATTGACCCGGGTCAGCAGGTGCGTAGCTGGGTCGCGTTGTGTTGGTCGTCGCGGTGGCTGGGGTCGTTCCTGATGTATAGCGCGGAGGTACACCCGGTGCGCGAATGTCTCAAGTGTATACTCTTTTACGTAGTGGTCGAGTGCCACCGGTCCTGGCGATTTGCACACGCCTACGACTACAAAAACAGTATACGTTGGCTCTGGGTTTTATTTGTCAACGAAATCGCCTGGGTTTTTTTACCCGTGCAAATGCTCCTAGAAGTCTATAGTAGCCAAAAAACGACACTACCTGTGTAAAAAAATCCATTTTTGTGCCGCGTGAGTCACTACTTAGTGACGTTTTGTCAACGTAAACTCACATGCGTTCTTTTTTTGCTACCGCTGGTCTTATTGCTCTTTCATCCGCCGTCGAACTGACGCCTGACACTTGGGACAACCAAGTCGCCGGTAAAACTGTCTTCGTCAAATTCTTTGCGCCGTGGTGCGGCCATTGCAAACGCATGAAGCCCGACTGGGACCGTCTCATGGACGAGTACGCGAGCTCAGAGTCCGTGTTGGTCGCGGACGTGGATTGCATCGGTGCCGGAAAGCCGCTGTGCGACAAAGTCGGCGTCCGTGGCTTTCCGACGGTCAAGTGGGGAAATCCAGACGACCTTCAGGACTACACGGGTGGCCGCGACTTTGACGCACTCAACACGTTTGCATCCGAGCTCAAGCCGAGCTGCAATGTCGCCAATATCGACGTTTGTAGCGACGAGCAAAAGGAGACGATTCGCACGCTGCAAGACGTGTCCACGGAGGAGTTGACCGCACGTGTCAGCGCGCACGAAGCTAAATTATCAGATGCTGAAAAGGAGTTCAAGGACAAGGTGGGCGAGCTTCAGTCTGCCTACGAAAAGGCCAAAAACGCCCACGAGCAGGTCATCGACGAACTAAAGAAAACAGACATTGGTCTCGTGAAGAGCGTGCTCGGAACTCGTACTCATAGCGAACTTTAAAATAAAAAAGACATATTTTTTTATTAAATCAATTGTGATACATGGCGTCGTAAGAGGCCATAATCTTGTAATCAATGTGGCTCAAATAGTGCTGCGTCCCCTTTTTCGAAATAGAGACATACATAGCACCGTGGCGCGGTACGTTGGCTGAACGTTCCGCCGCAATGCGCAACTCTGCCGTCTTGTGACCGTGGGCATCTGCGGGCGACTCTAGAAGTTTTTGAAGCGTGTCTTTTGACAATTCCATGCAAGTCGTGCTCGAATGAACGCCCGGGCGCTTAAAATTGGCACGCAGCGTAAGGTCTGACGTCTCCATGGTTTCGCACATGCTCTCGATGGACACTGGCGTGCCGTAGGTTTCGGTGGTCTGGTACAAGAGCGTCCCCGCACTTTGGATTTTGCGCGTCTCGTTCATCTCAAAAATGTCGCGCCCCTCGTGACGAAATGCACGCAACGCGTCGGCCTGCGCAGCGACACGCTCCTGTTTGAAATCGTTGGCACCCACGGGTCGCACAGTCGCTTCGATAAGGATATGGTGGGTTGTCGCCTTGGGCTCAACAGCAGGCGTGGGCGACGGAGTTTCTGAGGAAGACCTAAAAGAAAGTTTCGACATTATTACATGCTGTTGTTCCGCTTTATATACTGTCAAATGTTAAAATATTAAACGGCTTGTTTCGGTAAATGACTCACCATCGTCGATAAACGAGATAGACTTTTGACCACTTTCGTGGCGAAACTGGATATTTTGCGAATGTACAAAGCACAAGAGAAGCACGCAAATGATGGACAAAGTAAATTCGACGGCCGTACTTCCCATGTCGCCCAGCGGACGTGTACCGTCGTTGACACGGTGAATGACGACGGCGTACAATCCTATTATGGCAATAATTCGCACACTTTTAATCCAGAGGTGCGCATTGGATTTATCACAGCAACCACCGGAAATAAAACGGGTCGTTTTTGAAAAGTAGATGTCGCGTACGAGTATAACAACCAGATGCCACGAAAGCATCGACATAAAAATGGTGTGCCATTCCTGTTCGTCTTCGGCGGATGCATTCCCCAAAATGTCGTCGATGCGCAGTGCCAAGTACAACCAAAAAATACCCAGCATGATATCATGCATGAGTCGCAGCGCCAGCTGAGACCGAAAATGTTTCAAAAACTTGGCTTCTTTATCCTTGGCATACGCCGCGCATTGCACAAGACATACAATGCCCGGCACACACGAAGCAAGCCACAAAGACACGGAGACGAGCCACAAGATTCGAATGGTCGCGTCGTCGTATACGGGCCCCATGAATGCCGCAGTTGCAACGAGACCACCCGCGCCACGTATCAAAGTCAGACACGTGAAAGCAGCGCTCGCCGACCGCCACAAACCACCACATCTCGCATATTGTTCGCAGCAGCAAGTTTCAACGACGCGCATGGCTTTCTTACCCTGGCGAATTTGGCCGCTCGTCGTCCATTCGTAACAATGAATCAAATTGTATATGAATGCAGTCGTGGCAAGGCCACTGTGCCACATGTCGGCCATCTGCGCAAACCACCCGATCAGCGCGACGGTCATGGCCACGAACAGAAGAAGGTACAACCTGGGAATATGTAGCGTCACGTAGACTTGTCCGGGCATGAACTTGCATGCATCGATGTGCATATATATACTATTTAATGACAACTCGACACAACAAAATGGCGTTTACCATTGGTGACCTTTTGGAAAGCAAACAATACCAGAACTTTATAGCGTCCGACCCGACATTTCCCGTCAATGGAACGGTCGTTTCGATGCGCAAACACATCCATAAACAACCCGTGGAGACGAAAGAAGACTATGGCGTACCACAATCAGACCACGAATGGTTTATTCGCTCGTTTGACAAATTCAAAAGTAGCGTCAACGATGAAGAAACTACTGAAATTGCATTCGAATATGAAAAGACGGTGCAATTTGCCCAAGAGGTCGGATGCGATGTCACCGGCACTGCCAGCGCCAAGGCTTGGTTTGACGAGCTGCTGTCGGCTGTCTGGGGCTGGCTGCAACTTCTCAAAGTCGACCTCATGGCCAACCCTCTCGACGAAAGCAGCGGCCGCGCCGACGTGCTCGAAAAAGAAGACGGAACGGACATGACACGGGAGGAGACGGTGCTGTACCTCGTGCGAGGATTGGCAGGCGTGTACAAGGAAAGAGGGTGGACCGAAGCCCTAGACGAATGGGTTACACAATCGGGAATACATTTTCAATCTATTGTATCTATACCGCTGAATTTGAAGACTTTAACGTAATGGAAATGTCGAGCAGGTGCAGGGCCAGCATAAACCCCGAAAGACATCCCACAAAGAACAGTACGGACAGCAAGAGAATGACACGCATTTCGTTGTGCGAGTTGCACATGACCATGAGCGCCACGAGGACGATGTAGACCGTGATGCCAATCGACGACAATAAGTTTTCGGCCATAAACACGTTTTTAAAGGTGCCGTCCGACAGCACGAGTGCCAGAATGATGCCGACCGCAAAAAAGCACATGATAACCATCCAGTAGATTTTTGTCACGAATGTTTGCAGTTCGCGCAATTTCATGAGTTCGTACACGGTGTCCGCCTTCATTTTGCCGCTTTCCAAGTCGGTCATCTCGACCATGCGCGATGTTTCTTCGGTGCCAGTGCCAGCGCGTCTCGATGCCATAGGGTGTGTATTGCGACATGCGCCAACTATATATTCGGTTTTCCCGTGCAAATCCAAGAACTTGTGCCCTGGTCTATTTACGCACCCTTCCCAACACAAAATGGCGACTAACCAGCACGTGATTTCCAACACGACCGTGACGATGTCGCCGCATCAAATGAAGCAGACGCTACCGGCGCCCGATTTTGTCGTGGATTTTGTCAACGAGTCGCGTCTGACGATTCAGCGCATTCTTTCCGGCAAAGACCCGCGCCGCCTCGTCATTGTCGGCCCGTGCTCGATTCATGACCCGGCGGCGGCGCTGGACTACGCCACACGTCTGTCCAAACTCAAAAATCCCAACGTGTTCATTGTCATGCGAACCTATTTTGAAAAGCCGCGCACGTCGGTCGGTTGGAGTGGTCTCATTGCCGACCCAGACCTCGACGGCACCGGTGACGTGGCCCGTGGTCTGCAAATCGCGCGTAAACTTTTGCTGGATATCAACCAGCTCGGTGTCCCGTGCGCCACGGAAATGCTAAGCATGCTTACGCCCCAGTACATAGACGACGTCGTGTCTTTTGTCGCCATCGGTGCCCGCACCGTCGAATCGCAGCCGCATCGCGAGCTCGCCAGTGGTCTGTCTATGCCCGTGGGGTTTAAGAATAATTCGGACGGCCACCTGGAACCCGCGGTGCATGCCATCACGTCGGCGGCCGAGCCCAAGTCATTCATCGGTTGCAATTTGAACGGTCAGATATCGGCCGTGCGCACGTCGGGCAACGCGCATTGTATTGTCATCCTGCGTGGTTCGTACACGTCCGGTCCAAATTTTCAGCCAGAGGACATTACGCGATGCCAGGAGCTCCAGGCGTCCAAGGGTCAGTCGCTGCGCGCTGTGGTCGACGCGTCGCACGGCAACTCTGGAAAGAGCGCGACGCGTCAGCTGGCGGTCATCGAAAAAGTATGGCGCGACGCTCATCCCTTTTGCGCGGGTCTCATGATAGAGTCGTTCATTGAACACGGCAATCAAAAGAGCCCGGACGTGTACGGCAAATCCATCACCGATGAGTGCATAAGCTGGGACGAAACTGTGACTTTATTTCGAGATGTCTTCCGCTAATTCTGCATATAAAAAGCACTCGTCTTTGCCTAAAATGTTTCGTCTATGGATATGGCTCACCGCGTTCGCGGGACTTGCTCTGGCCCACACTGACCCAAAACATTGCGAAGTGTGTCTCAAAGTGATGTCCGACATACACACTACTGTCCGTGCGCTCGAGGACCCCAAAGATAAACGCGCCATCGAGGCGACCATCGACACGTATTGCGGTGGAAAAAGAAACGCGCGCGAGCGAAAACTATGTTACTACATACTGCCCATTAAACGCACCGTGTCGACACCCTTTTCGTTTGGCGTCGACGCCGCGGGCGTCTGCAAAAAGTTGGACCGCACCTCGGCAGAAATATGCGCCGTCAAATACGCCATTGTCACGCAGCCTGGCGGCAAGACCGACTACAAACGCATGCGCGTGCGCGAACTGCGGCAAATTTTGCGCGAAAGAGGCGTTTCGTGCCGCGGGTGTGTCGAAAAGACCGAATTCGTCAAGAAATGTGAGAATACAGAACACCTCGTAGAATTATAAACCATTCGATAGTCTTATGTATTATAATGTTGTATTGTACAGTGCGGGTGTGCGTCGGTAGAAATATCACCCACTACTCGAGGCCATATTCGGACCATAATCCTCGGCCAAAATCCACACCATATTTAAGTCGACAGACCATGGCGTACCGTATGCAGCGAACACCACAACTTAAAAAGTTACATACCTACATTAAGAAAAACACATCTAAATTTCCCAAATTGTTGCCCGCACTGCGCGCCCTCAGTGAGTTTGTCGGCCATGAGGACATCAAAGACGCCGTCGCCAAGATGGTTCTCTTTTTTATCGCCCAATGCGCGAACGTCAAACCACTAAGACGCTCGAAACGGCGCCGTAAACCCCTACTGCGCAACAAGCGTCCCCGAAAACGCTCGCGGACGTTTTCGACCTCGGACGAGGACGACGAGGAATATGTGCCCGGCGACGACATGGAGCCTGGCGAGGACTCGGTGGCCAAAATGGCACTGATTGCCCTACTGACGCATTCGCTGCAGGCCGGTGTCGATTCGGACGACGAGGACGACTACGAACAGGACGAGCCGGCCTTTGTGGCCAAATGTCGCGAAAAGCTGAAACTTTTGCAGGGGCACTTTTTGCACACGTTGCTCTTGGGCAAACCGGGGTCTGGAAAGACGACGTTTGCGTCGATTTTGGTGGACGTGTGGGACGCTCTTGGCATTATTGACAAGCGGCGCTACGTCATTACAAAGCGCTCCGACTGGGTCGGTAAATACCAGGGCCATTCGGTGGCCAAAGCCAAGAAAATCATCGAGGGTGCCAAGGGCGGCGTCATCTTTATCGACGAGGCGTACTCGTTGATTTCGTCAAAAGACGGCGACGATATGTACGGCCGCGAAGTGTTGACCGAAATCGTCGAGGCCATGTCCAATCCCGACAAGCAAGTCATGTTCATTCTCGCCGGCTACGAAAACGACATGAAGCAACTCTTCACGCACAACGCCGGCTTGGAACGACGCTTCGGCTACGTCTTCCGCTTCAAAGCGCCGCCCGCGCTCATGCTCATGTCCATATTTACCAAGCAGCTCAAGGAAGCGCGATGGCGCGTGGACAAAGAGGCACGCGACCAACTCATTGGTTTTTTCGCCGCCAACGCCGACAAACTGGCCCACGGCGGAGGCAGCACGCAGCAGCTCATCTTTCACACCAAGCAATCGGCGGTGATTCGCCAGTTTCCCGACGAGTGTGAGAACATCGTCACGATGGACGACGTGAAAGACGGGTTTCGCACCTACATTGGACACTCGCAAATATTTAAAAAATCAGCCGCTCCCCCCGGAATGTACTTGTGAGCGAATGTCACTATTTAACCTCCTCTTGTCCCACCAAACCATGGAACAGGAGGCACCCAGCGAGTTTAAAAAATATTCGTCCGCGTGGCTCTTAGCCGTATGGTCACTGGTCATTTTATACACGATTCTGGTCTTCGAAGACGTTTCGTATGGATATAAACTCGCAACACTCGTTATATTTTTAGTATCTGTGTTATTACTACTCATCAGCGCCTTTGAAAAGCGGGAACGTCACAAAACGGTCATGTGGGTCGGCATTGTTTCATTGATGTCGGCCATTGTCTTTATGCTGCACACCGTCTCTCTCATGGACAATACGATGATGTCTGCATACTTGTCGGGTATAGTCGTACTCTCGTCCCTGTCGTGGTGTTGCGTGGGCCATTGTCGCCACCAGTCCGAGTCGGGATGGTACTGGTACATTTGGTCTCTGACCCTCGTCGCCATTGTCTGCATCGCCGCGACGGCGCTTCAAACGTCCGACGAAATCGCCGCCTACATCTTTTCGGGCAACATCCTCTTTGCCATTTTCATTCACATTTGGTACATTTACCATCTCGTACAAACCAGCGCCACCAATCCCATGCTCTACCAAAATATCTTTCGCGTGTCGGCATCCGGGATGGTGTCGGTCGCACTTCTCGTTGGATTTCTGGTACATGGCACCGGCGATTTTGACCCGTGGCTCGAGTACATGCTCGGTGTCGAGGGGGCGATATTCTTATTTTTGCTCGTGGATATTGGATTAGTTTGCGCATGTTCCAGTAAAAGTACAACCTTTACCCCAGTTCCCGAAGAAGACGAGGGACCATGATTGATGCGTACACCGTAATGATGACTCTGGCCTTTGTTGCCATTTTCATTGCCGTGCATCTGGCGTTTCAAAATATACGGCAAATTTGCCTCGTGACGTGCAAGGTCGTCACGGCGCTCTACTTGTGGATATGTCTCTGGATTGTGACGCAACTGCACGCACTGCCGGAATGGAAGGAAGCCCTGTCGGAATCTGTATGGGAGCTGTACAATATAACCAGTGAAAAAATATCTCTATAAAAAAATTAATAACATTCTTTTTGCTACACGTCAAATATAGACTCTTCACTCTGGGACCCGTGACCCTATTGTAAATAGAATAGAAAAAGCAAAACTCTAAGTATAAACGGTGTGCTACGCCATATCCAGATGTGGCGACCCATTTTTTGGCGAGCGTGCTGCTGCTGCCGACGGCGCCGACGAATGTATCACATCGTGTCACAGACGAGACGGGCGCCGCCGCGTTGGGAAGACTATCCCGAGTCGTTGACCTTTTAAACCGTCAAGACGCGCGGCTGGCGCTCCTCCTCGGGACCTTTTCGCCGAACAGGTATCCATATGAGCTGCACCTCCATGATGAAAAACCAGAGGTGGACGCATACTGCCCCCGCGACCGGCAATGCTGCCCAGTACGGGTGCCAAAGGGCGTAGAGGGCGTTTCCCACGGCGTTGACAAAGGCCCACGCCGCGAGCATGTATATGGAGTGTATTTGTGCCACGAATACGGGAAAAAATGCCTGTGCGGAGGTGAGAAGAACGAGGCCTGTGATGTGAAGTGCGTCGTCTTCGAGTGCGAGTGCGTTGATTTTAAGGAGTGTGAGTGCGAGCGGTATGTTTGGCAAAACGCGGTGGGGTATTTGCCACCGAATGGGCGTAAGTCTGTACCAAGTGTCCGCGGTCATGTGTGCTCTCCAGCAGAGGATTCTTTTGTGAATCCCAAAGGCAATGCATCGGCCAACGACCCATGCCCACGCGCACGCAGATATTGCGATAAGGGGTCGCATGTGTGCATCTTATTCTTCGTTAAATATAGTAATCCCCAGATAATCAAGTAACTCATTTTGACTATATAAGTTAAAATGGTCAGTTTAAATAGTATGTCTTCGTCCAGTCATTGGAATACGTGTGATTTGTCTTCGTCGAAGCGCCAGCATGGCGATACGTCGTATACGTTTTCGTCTCTGCCTCGCGAGGAGATGAATGTCTCTGAGGAGATGACGCCGGATTTGCTCCAGACCAATGCGGAGCAGCCGGCTCAGAGCAAAACCCTGATGGTGGCGGAGACGGAATTTTTCAACCAGCGCAACCAAGACTACTGGCAGCGCAAAGATTTGTCCCACCTTCGCCCGTATGATTTTCCGTACGTGCGCGCATTGATTCACCAAAAGCCGTGCGACACCCTGTCGCCCGAGGACATCAAGCACAAAGACATTGTGCGGTCGAGCATTCAGGTCATGACACGCGCCTACGAGGAAGAATATTTGCGCGAACCCGTAGGCAAAGAACGCCCGTGCATCATGGGCGACCAGTGCCAAGGCATGCAGCTACCCCACGTCACCGAAAACGCCTTCGTGCTGCGCGAACTGCTGCTGCCCACCGAGGAGGAAGAGTACAAGCGCACGGGCAAACTTCCCCAGGAAGGGCGCCTCTGTCTGATGTGCAAGCGGTCGGAGATAGCCCGGGCCTTTATCAACATTCGCGCGGACGGCATGGGCGTCAAGAACAATGTCATTCTCCAAGACTATCGGAATATGGTGGACGTCGAGGGCGAATACTGTCTGGACGACTGCATTCTGACGTCGCCGACCATTTACCAGGGCATCTTGGACCCCGTGGTCCTGCATGTGAAAACCGCCTATCGCCTGCGCGTGCAGAACGGCGTTCGCTACTATGAACAGTGGCGCATGAAATATCCCGGTCAACAGTCGCATTTTTTAGTGAAAGCGCCCGGGAGTTAAATCTCGGGCGCATCATCCCCTTTGAATTTGAAGACGGAGAGACGCGCACCCTTCCGGAGCAGACGTTGGCTTCGTTTTACACGGGCACGCCCCATGAGTGGCTGTTCATTGGTACGTTTTGGGACCGTCTGCAGCTCGTGGTGGCGACACCGGGCGAGCTCAAGTGGCGCCCCGCGCACAACGACCACACCATGGTCCGCGCCTTTACGCATATTGTGAACGCCACGATTCGACTGTTGGAAAGCGGAAGCGCGCCCAACCACATTATGTTTTGCCTGTATATTTATTATGACGCCCACGTGCCGCTCATGTGCGCCCTCGAAGACCTCAAAGACGTGCAAAACGTCAAACCGCTGTTTTACAAGTACCAGCCGCGGACGACCACAACCCTGCACGAGGGCGAACTTCCCGATATTGTAGCGATGCAGCTCCAGTGTTCCTTTTGGAACGAAAACAAGACCAAAATGGCACCCATCGTGCATCTCATGTGCAAGGCGTTGCCCCAGCGCTGCCAAATACGTAATTTGCGCGAAATCATCAGCAACTATTGCCGCGAGAACACTCTGGTGCACGAGTTTATGAGGTCGGCGCTGTTGTGTTCGTTGCTGGGTATGTATTCGCATTCGAAGAAGCGTTTGTCTTGGGATACTCGCAAGCAGTTGATACGGCGCTTCATTTATGAAAAGCCCAACCGCATGCAGATGCAAGAGTGGTTGTTCACCATGTACCAGCATTTGCTGTTTTACATCATCAAGGAATTTCTGACGTTTTCGATGCGCCTTATTCCGGCTCTGTACGACGAGCTTTGCGTGACGTACAAGTGGCACACGTTTGAAACCACCGTGCACCAAGCGATGGACGCCGTTCGGACGACCGTCGAAGGAAATGTGCGGCGCACGTCTTCCATCCAAGAGTGGCTCGCTCAAATCGAGTCGACACTTTTGCAGGTCAACAAGCAGCAGCTGGGAAACCTGTATCGCCCCCAGCGCCAGACATTCACCCAGAACGTCCTGTATTTGTGCGAGAGGATGGACGAAGCGCAGCATCAAGTCAATCCACACACTGAATTTCCGATGCAATACAGAGATTTATTGCGGCACATGGTCAAGCGCGTACCTCGGGGCCGCGTCCACATTGAATGGCTGCGCTTTTTCCACGTCAAGCAATCGTCGGTAGACAGTCTCATCAACATGCAAGAGCACTATCATCAAAATACGTATCGGTCCGACCTGCGCAAACTACTACAGGCGTCGTCGAGGTATGATTTCGAAGCCATACGTGAGCTCTTTTACGCGTTCCAGCATACGCACCATTCGATTCGCGTCTTCAACATGCCGCAGCATTACTATGACAAGCAAATTATGGCGTTGCGACGTCGCTACAGCGTTCCCGAAGGCGAGCCTCTGCCTGCCCACGTTGGGCGCGTGTACGCGTGTTTGTCTTGCAACACGTTCAAGGGGTTTCTTATCAAGAACGACGGCAAATGTTCGAATCTGTTCGCCAACGGGCACCACAAGATTATTGTGGACGACGAGACGCTCAAGTGTTACTGTGGGCGCCGGTGTGACAAGTCGGACACGAAAAAAAGAAAACGCATCGCCATCAAGGATTTCGTGGAGGGAGCCGAGGTGGACGAAAACAGAAAACGCAACATCAAAAAGGAGTGGAAGACGCGGCGCAAGGCGATGCAGAATGACTTGTGCACGGCCACCGAGTGTATGAATTTTGACATGACCGGGTGCATCTTCCAGTTTTACAACAACTTGTATTTGTTTTGCCCGTCGTGTGGCAATCCGACGTCATTTCAGCCGAATCGCTACGACAGACACGGTTTTACATGCGGGCAGTGCATTCAAGAAGGCACACTGTATACGCACGTGTGCTGTTACATCTGTGAAATTTACCGCGGCAAGGACTCATGGGTGCCCATTCGCACGGTGGACGAAGAAGGAGTGGAAAAAACGACACCGATTTGCAACGCCTGCTACAAACCGTGGCTCAAGCAGTCAGCACAGCCCGTACCCTTTCGAGTACTTCAGGCACAAAAGGAGAAAGTCAATAAAACACGTAAAAATCCCAAATTTTAAATCATTAGACATATTTCTATGATTACAATAGATTGCATAGTATTCATGTCGACCATCGACATTGTCGAAGAAACCGACGCCCCTTCCACCGTTCGACTCCCGACAAATCCATTCGCACAGGCACCAGCCGTTGAATACGAGACGATACTCATCTCACTCTTTGTACTGAGCTCTATTGCGCTATTTGTGAGCTTTTTAAAACGCCAAACGCAACGTCCTCCCTTTGCACCGCTGCGTCATGCTTGGTAGTGTCTCGAGGGCGCTTTCGATGGGCCAGTCGGCCTTTTGCAGGCGTTCGCGGTCGTAAAATCCGCCGGCGACCCACTGTGACATGGACGGTTTCCAGTATCGCTTGAGGTCTGTAAGTTCGAACTGGAACGGCTTCCACGTTTCTACGTTCGCCCCCATGTTTGTCAGCGTTTGCCAGTCGAAGCCGAGCTGGAGCAGTTGGTGCGTGGTGTAGCGCAGGGCGGCGAGTTCGGAGATGGTCATGCGAATTTGCAGCATTTTAGACGCGTCCAGTTTGAGTGAGTGTATTTGTTGCGTCCACGTGAAATGGGACACTTCCGCCGGACGTATCCCGAGCTGAACCATATGTGACCAGTCAAATCCAAATTTAAGCAGTGCGTCGGGTGTGTATGTTTTCGCCAAGGAGGACCACGGTACACGCTCTCGAATGGCGTCTTGTGGCCCAAAGCCGGCGCGTTTGATGACGTCTAAACTTTTATTATGAATGACACGGTCGAAAAAACTGGTGATTTGCGGGGTCAGCGGACTCAGATAATTTCGGACGTGCGTCAACAAATTTTTTTGCTGCACAGGCTGAAGCTGCCGTTGGCGACAACGCGCAACCGTGTCCGCACTCATGGCAACGTTTCGGTCGTCGCCAAGGTCACCCAAGCTTCCAGGGTCAGGTTTACAGGTATGACACACGACACTATACTGGGCCGCATTCTTTAACACACACGATAGATGAAATGCATGGCCACAATCAAATATAGCGACGTTTTTCTGAGCGTCACATTCGGATTCACACAACGAACAAAGCATTTATAAATAAAAAAACAAGCTGTATTTATAATAGAAATATTTTGTTTTCGTTATATAACATTTTCTCACGCGTCGGCGCCAGTCTTTGTGGGCGCGGATTTCTTAGAGCGTTTCACCTTTTTGGGTTTGAAGCTGTCTCCGCCTCCGCCGCCACCAGTCTTTCTTGCAGATGGGGGGCTAGAATCGGATGCGGCGCTAGAATCGAGCGAGGCGCTAGAAATCACCACGTTGCAGCGGTGCAGGACGATGTCCACGGGCTGACCCGGGCGCGCATAGCTTAGGGCTGTACCGATGATATACTTGTGAGCAATGTCGCCATATGCTTCCCTCATTGCCTTGAGCGTCGTTACGACGAACTGGAGTTTTTCGTTGGGGACACCCGTCTGCAGAGCGCGGGCTTTGCGGCCCCTGGAAGTTTTCGGCAAATCGACACAGAGCGTGGCGCCGGCGTTAATGACGGTATCGCCGTTATTGAAAAGAGTATTCAACCCACCCAACGTTGCGACGAATCCCTGCTCGTACACGTCGGCTTCGGGTTTGAAATCGGTGACAGCGACTCCGGCGTACTCCAAGCGATTCAGGATAGCGCGACGGACCTCATCGTCAGGGTTTTCATTGGACGCGTTTAACGACGCTGCGCCTCCTCCGTCACGGTCTGTCTTGGCCGGCTTGAGTCCGTTGGCAAAAGAAAAGGCGTGCATCTGGTGGTCTCGGTAGGTGACACCATGGCCCGGCTTGAATTTCATGAGAAGTTCGCCCTCTTTGACATGAAACGCCTCGTTGGTGGCCACGGCGGGAAAACTGGGACTGATGACGTTTCCGTATTTCACATTTTGGTAGTGGCGAATGTCGAACGATGTGTTGATGTCAAACGACGTAGGACGCGCAAGGGGTTTAATTCGGCGACGCTTTGTAGAAGAGTAAGCCATGGGTAATTTATGAAAAAGAACTTGATTTATATACGGCAATTTTGTTATTAAATGCGCATGAGCACTTCGATGCGTTCTAAAGATTTACATGCTTCCGAGGTCTGGTGTGCTTTGTCGACAATGGATTTACTAGGCTTTTTCATGGACACCTGCGAGACAACGCCCACGGGAATGATGTGCTCGGCGTTCGAGAAGCCATTTGGGTCATTGGCGTCGTCGCAGCACTCGAGAATGGCGCGGACCTCGTAGTATTCGACATCTCCTGCGAGGGGATAGCGAGCACCGTTCGGGTCTTCGAAACTTTTGGATTGGTCCGTTTCCTCGTCGCGTTTGAACAACCCAAGGTAAAGAATCTGGCCACGCTTGAGCCGGCCGGCGCCAAGGTCTGGCTGCCAAAGGCGCGCAACGCGGCTACGTCCACGGACGTTGACATTCAGCAAACGCTGCCATTTGCTGCCAGTGTCCATGTCGTTGTTCATAATACCAAAGAAGTGAATGGCCTGGTCGCCCCAGAGAACATCCTCGACGGATTGGTAGCGAAGAGTACCATTGGGACGCTTTTGTGTTTTGAGGATGTAATTGAGAACCGGCAAGTTCATGACCACGTTTTGGTTGCCGTTGGCTGCGCGGCCGTCTTCCTGCACAAACAACAGGTCACCTTCGGCGTAATGCTTTTCAAACTCGCGCGAAAAGGGACGTGCGAAAATCGGAGCACGGGCCGTCGAATTGACGGACGGCTCTGGAACGCGATTATGCAACGACGGGTTCTGCAGCGCCGCAACAGAAGGAAGCGAAGCGTAGTTGCGCTTGATTCCAATGGACGACTGGAACGAAAAGGGAGGGCTCGAGTTTACGTCACCACGGCCAGGAGCTATGTTCGAAAGAAACGCTGTACTTGTCATCTCTTTTTTTAAATACATTGGGAACTATTTATACTGTGATTTTATGAAAACGAGTATGGTTTGATCGATGCCGTCTTCGTCCCCGACTGCTTCGACAAAGGCCCCTTGTAATATTTAATCAGGTCGAGCTTGTGCTTGCTCAAGGCTATCCACTGCTTTATCGCGCCATTATCCACGCGCGTGCGGCCCGTCACGTTATTTCGCGACAATATGTTTTCCCGCCGCACATGTTTCTGCATTGTATTCACAAAATTGATTTCGCCCCCTATCATGCGCTTCATATTCAGTCGATGCTTGCTGAAATGGTCCTTGCAAGTCTGCGCCGTCACATCCGGGGCCTCAATACCTTGGCGCTCCAGCGGCTCCTTCACGTGACTTCGGTACAAATCGGCTTGCAACTGGTAAATCTCATCGTCCTTCACCTTGCCGACCATCTGCGAATCTATCTCCATCATGCGCGCTATCACGGCATGTGTCTCACCACTCCCACCGTCGCCATACTGACACAAGGCACACTTGCATCCTTCCGCGTGGTCGTCCTCTTCATCATCACTGAAATGACAAGGGACAAACTCACCCGGGTCATCGTCGTCCATCATCGCTGCATTGTCCATCATACCCACTGACTCGAGGTCCAAGGGTGGTAAAATATCCATGTCATGTTCAACAAAAATTATTCTAGTTTATATAGGTTTTTTTAGTCTCGTCTAATCGAACCCGCAAACACAATAAACACCAGTGCACCCTTCGCCACCAGCGACGCCACCACATAGGCCATCTCCACAGCCACGCCCACATCATCCTTTCCCGAAATTAACAGCCCCTGGTGCACCACATTTATCAACGGAAACACACAGAAACTCAACAGAATCGCCCAGTTCAATATGCGCACAAAATTAAACAATTGGCCAAACAATTCAGAGGTCGGGTTGCTGTCCGACAACCAAGGCGACACCGTCACATCAAAAATGTCCCACAACTGCACAAACTGGAACACAAACACCACAAACGATACGACCCAACCCCACAAACGCACCGCCAACTCGGGAGAACAGCGCCCCGCAGGAAAGTCAATCCACTCAATAAGACCACCCAACACGTTGACACACGCCATCAACAACACGTTGGCCCACAGCAGGTACACGTCCGTCACGCGAGAAAGGGACAACACAATCACCATCATAATCGAAGCCGTAATGGAATACTCCAGATACCGCAAAGGCTGGCGATTTGATTTCAACATATCGTTGTAAGGACCCACAAAGGACCACGCCAACAGCGCGTGGAACATTGCCGTCAGAGCGCAAAAGGCGAAAATAAGCGTCCAGATGGCCCACTCGCCACGAACCTCTCCAGAGGCACTCGTCGAAGGAATCAAAATGTCGGTCTGGAATGGAGGCAGTACGGCATCTGGGGCCTGGGCGTCGCCCGTAATCACCTTGTAACCGTTCTGCTCCACCAAATCGACACGATACTCGTTCTCAGCCGAAATGCAATCGAACCACTTGAAGACGTCGTCGTACGTCTTGTTCCCACACGTCGGACTATTGAAGGGCTCCGGCACAGGCGATGGGGCCATCGGAAGAGACCGTGTCACCACCAGACTGAACGGAGACTTTCCCGCGATACCCACAGACAGCGTTACGATGGCAAATATCGAGTGCAGTGTGAACGCCACGATGTTCAGCACGCGGAGGCCGTAATTCTCATCTTGCGGCGACGGAAGGCACCGCGCCGAGCGTTTTTGTGCGCCTAACAGGGGACTGTTGTTCACGGGAGCTTCGGAAAGTAAAAAGTGCTGACGCTTCAGGCGGGTCATTTGCCTCCAATGAGCGCGGCCTTTATAGGGTACATTTTTCGAACCGTGCTATTCACCATATTCAGCCACTGCAAGATTTTTTTTTCTCAGCCGGGGGTCAAAAGTTCTTTCGCCGATAGCTATCGCGGAAAGAAAAGTTCGACCGCCGCGAGATTTTTTTTTCAACCAGAGGCCAAAAGTTCTTTCGCGAATAGAAAAGTTCGACCGCCGTGAGATTTTTTTTTCAGCCGAGGGTCAACTTTTCTTTCGCCGATAGCTATCACGAAAAGAAAAATCGAGCCGACGTCAGATTTTTTTTTCAGCCGAGGGTCAACTTTTCTTTCGCCGATAGCTATCACGAAAAGAAAAATCGAGCCGACGTCAGATTTTTTCCCCTTAGGATTGCCAAAAGTTCTTTCGCCGATAGCTATCGCGGAAAGAAAAGTTGAGCCGGCGCAAGGTTTTTATTCACAGTTTTCACCGAAAGCACTTAGAAAAAGCAATAGGTCGGCTGTAGTGACGGCACCATCTTCGTTTAAATCGGCGGGACAATTGTTAACATCCGCTTCATCTACACATCCATCTTGTAAACATTCTATGGTGCATTCACCGGAGGCATTACCGATTAAACCGAGTACGAATAGCGCGATACTAAAAAATCTCATATTATCAGTATTTTATCTTAGCTTAAGACTTAAGTAGTCCATTTTCATCAAATACTCGAAAGCGTCGCACATGATGTACATATGAGGATTTCAAATTGGATCTATATTAAGCACCTCACAATACTTTGACGGCAATGACCAAAGAATTCAGTCGCATTGATTTCGGCGTGCTGAGTCCTGCGGCCATACGTACCATGTCGTTGGTGGAGGTAACAACGAGCGAATTGTACGAGGACAATGTTCCATGTAAGGGAGGTCTGCGAGACCCGCGCTTCGGCGTCAACTCGCGCCACGGACGCTGCACCGCGTGCGGCAAAATGTGGTCCGGCTGCAGTGGCCACTTTGGCCACTACGAACTTCCACTTCCCTGCTATCACATTGGCTGGGTAGTCGAAGTGCTCTGGTGGTTGAGACGCACGTGCCACCACTGCGCCGCGGTCCATACTACCCCCGTCAAGAAATGTCAAACGTGCAACAATGCCCTGCCAAAGGTCACCAAGGTTGACGCAACGACCCTGAATATCAGCATTCCTGGGAAACCAACGCGTCAATTATTGGCCCCGGAAGCGCACGCGTGGCTATCGCGCATCTCTGACGAAGACGTGCTCCTGCACAATACGTCTGGGCGGGCCTTTCATCCGTCGTGGCTCGTTCTCACGGTGCTTCCGATTCCTCCGAATGCCGTACGACCTTCACCGACGCGCGACGGCGAAGAGGTTCGCGGTGAAGACGACCTGACGCGGAGACTTATCTACCTGCTACGCGTGGCCAAGTCCTGCAAGCAAGTCATCGACGCCGACGAAATTACGATTGTGCGCGAACATGCGGCCCAACGCGTGCAAGACGCCATACACATGTATTTGGACCAGACTCGCATGCCGTCCAAATACAAAAATAGTAAAAATTCACGGCAGAAATCTATTTCGGAACGCCTTCGCGGCAAGCAGGGACGCATCCGCGGTTCGTTGATGGGCAAACGATGCAACTACACGGCGCGTACCGTCATCACGGGCGACGCAATGATGGACATGCGGGACGTGGGTGTTCCAAAGCAAGTCGCGGAAACACTGACCGTGGTCGAACACGTCAATCGTTTTAATTATGATACGATACGCGAAATGGTCTCCAAGCAGGACCCACGCATTCGCTACGTCATCAACAAGGATGGCGTAAGGTTTGACCAACGCACCGTGCGTGGCCAAGCCGACGTGCAGGTCGGATGGTCCGTCGAACGCCAACTCCGCGACGGAGACCTGGTCCTTTTCAACCGCCAACCGTCCCTCCACAAAATGTCCATCATGTGCCATCGGGCGAAAATCATGACGGGAAAGACGTTTCGCCTCAATTTGACGTGTACGACGCCTTATAATGCCGATTTCGACGGTGACGAGATGAATTTGCACGCTTTGCAGACGTTTTCGAGCCGAGCTGACGCTCAGGAGCTCATGTCTGTGGCGAAGAACATCGTTTCTCCACAATCGAATCGGCCGGTGATGGGTATTGTGCAGGACTCTCTTTTGTCATCGTATATGATGACGGCGCCAGACGTCTTTTTGGACCGCGCTGAAATGTGCGACATTTGCATGTGGGTCGAGGGGGGCACGCTGCCCCCGCCTGCCATCGTGCACCCTCGCCAACTCTGGACGGGCCGCCAGTGCATGTCGATGTTGTTTCCGCCAGACATGCGCTGGCGCTCCGGCGATGTTGAGATTCGCGATGGCCAGCTCGTTTCCGGGCAACTCGGCAAGAAATATCTCGGCCGCGGCCATGGCTCCATTATTCACATGCTGTACAACGACTATGGGCCCGAACGCACCGTGCAGTTTATCAACGAATTGCAACGCATCAACCACGTCTGGTTTTCCACACAGGGGTTTTCGATAGGCATCGGCGACATGCGCATCTCCGATTCGACGGCCAAACGCGTGCGTCAAGAGTGTGCGACCATCGACACGGATGTCGCAAGACTCTACAAAGAACACGAAAACCCAGAGGCGCTTATCAATCAAACTCTGAACCAGACCCGCGACTCCATGGGATTGATTGCACAAAACGACATGTCCAAAGACAACTGCCTCGGCCTCATGGTCAAAAGTGGCTCAAAGGGGTCCATGGTCAACATCATGCAAATCACAGCCTGTGTCGGGCAGCAAAATTGCAGCGGTAAACGGATGCAGGCCACGCTCAAGGGACGTACACTGCCCATGTTTCGCCCGGGGGACATGTCGGCACGTTCCAAGGGGTTTGTCAAGCACTCGTACATTGACGGACTCACGCCAGACGAGTATTGGCACCACACGGTCGGCGGACGCGAAGGTCTCATTGATACGGCCGTCAAGACCTCGACGACTGGCTATATCCAAAGGCGCCTCGTCAAGTCCCTCGAGTCGCTGCACGTGGCCAACGACAAGTCTGTGCGCGACTCACAGCAGCGCATTATGCAGTTCGAGTACGGAGAAGACGGTCTCGACAGCATGCGTCACGAAATGGTCAAATTTCCGTTCGAAGACGTCGAATCGTCCGAAGCGCTCGCCACTGCGTACCAAACCTTGACAAACGAATGGGCGCAGATTCAAGCCGCCTATGAGGTGTGGAAACTCTCGACCGAGAACAAGTTTGAGCAGGGGTCAAAATGGGCCATTGTTGTCCCCGCACAACGCATCTTGGACAAATTTAAGGACGAAGGACACATGTCACTTTTAAATGCGCAAAACATCGTGCGTCCTTTGCTTGAAGATGTCGCCTCGAATCAATTGACACACGCATACGTGATTTCCGTGCTCGCATGCAAGCGTGTGGCGCCCATATGTTCACCAGAAGCATTGCAACAGGTCGTCGACGTGTTGCGCAAAAAATGGAGACAAGCGACCATTTCGCCCGGCGAGATGGTCGGCGTGCTCGCTGCGCAATCGATTGGGGAGCCCACGATGCAGATGACGCTCAATACGTTCCACTCTGCGGGGAACAGTGCGAAAAACGTCACACTGGGCGTGCCACGCTTTGAAGAGCTCATCAACGCGTCGTCAAAAATAAAAACGCCCTACTGTACCGTATTCACAAAGGCAGAAGAGCCCGAGCGTGCGTGGAAAATACAAACGGACATCCAGCGTACGTCGGTGCGCGACATTTTGAAAGAACATCGTTACGTGCGCCACGACGTGACGTCGGAAATCCAGGAATATTTAGCACTCCCCGATAATCAGCGGTGGTCCAACAAAAAGTCAAAACTTGTCATGCGCTGCGAGCTCGACCGAAAACAGATGGTTCAGCGCGACACCGACGTCTACCAAGTCGTGAATACGCTGCGGTCCATGACCATTAGCAAACACGTCGCGTTCGCATACGTCGACACAGTGGACAGTGCCCCCTTACTCTTTGCACGCAGTCGCAAACAAAATGTGCAAGAAGAGACTTTCTACACGCACATGAAACACGTGCTGGATGCCGTCGTGAAAGGAAGCAAACATTTCCCCCATCTCGTTCCCAAAGTCGTCGGTGGCAATTTTGCGTTCGACATTCAAGGAGCCGACATCAATTATCTATTAGGCGTCGAAGGCATCGAGCGCAACAATATAAAGTGCAATGATATATTTGCTATACAAAAAACGTACGGCATCGAAGCGGCACGCACTGCACTGCTGCGGGAAATACACAGTGTTCTCGGCGCCTACGGCATCTACGTGAACGTACGACACCATATGCTCATCGTCGACTGGATGACGTGGTCCGGTCACATCACAGCTCTCACTCGACACGGCGTCAAAAAAATGATGCACGGCATCACGCCGATAAAACGGGCAACTTTCGAGCAGCCCGTAGAAATTTTTCATCACGCAGCGTACAAAAACTTGTCCGACGACCTGTCGGGCATCTCGGAACAAATTCTTATGGGCAAAGAACCCAAAATTGGGTCTTGCTTTAACGAAGTCTACACAGACCCAACTTATCAAAAAACGTGGGATGCCGACGACTGGGTACCGGAATCTATGGACCAAGACGACGACCTATTTATGGACAATTGGATGCCCACAAGTGAATGGTCAGCACACACGACCTACGCGGCGGAATCGGCGTGGCAACAACCACCCGCGGCACCACAGGCGGCAGTACCGGCGTGGCAACAACCACAAGCGGCACCACAGGCGGCAGTACCGGCGTGGCAACAACCACAAGCGGCAGTACCGGCATGGCAACAACCACAAGCGGCAGTACCGGCGTGGCAACAACCACAAGCGGCAGTACCGGCATGGCAA